ATGCTCTCGGACGTCAAGGCGCGAAAGGCAGGACCGGGCGAGCGAGACTACAAGCTGGCCGACGAGAAGGGCCTGCACCTGCTGGTTCGACCGAACGGTTCGAAGCTGTGGCGCATGAAATACCGGCACGCCGGCAAGGAAAAGCTGCTGTCCTTCGGCGCCTATCCCGAGGTCACCCTTGCCGAAGCGCGTGAACGGCGCGACGCGGCGCGGGCAATGATCCGGGACGGTCGCGACCCTGCCATCGAAAAGAAGCGGGCTGCAGTGACGGCGAGGTCGAAGGCGGCGCATACCTTCGAATCGGTCGCGCGCGAGTGGCATGACTTGCAGGCGGACCGGTGGACGCCAATCCACACCAGGGACGTGCTGCACTCGCTGGAACGGGACATATTCCCATCTATCGGCGCGCTACCGATTTCGGAGATCGATGCACCGCTCCTGCTCGATGTGCTCCGCAAGGTGGAACGCCGCGGTGCAGTCGAGACAGCCAAGCGGCTGCGCCAACGCATCTCCGGGGTTTTCGTCTATGCGATCAGTCAGGGCATCGCCCGCGACGATCCGGCTGCCATCGTGACGAAGGCGCTCAAGCCGATTCCCAAACGGCGCAGGCAGCCGGCAGTGGTCGACCTCGCCGAGTTGCGCGGGCTGCTGGCCAAGACAGATGAGGGCGGGGCCTATCCCGTCACCTTGCTTGCCTCGCGTCTGCTTGCGCTGACCGTTGTTCGGCCAGGCGTGGTTCGCGGTGCGCGCTGGGATGAGGTCAGGCTGCACGAAAGGGGTGGGCCGGTTTGGCACATCCCGGCAGCCCGTATGAAGCTGTCGCTCGAGCGGAAGGATGAGGCAGCGTTCGACCACGTCGTTCCTCTTTCGCCGCAGGCGGTAGAGGTGTTCGAGGCGGTCAGACGGCTTTCCGGCAAAGGAGAGCTTGTCTTCCCAGGACAACGGCATGCCCACACCCCGTTGTCCGAAAACGCCATAGGGTATCTCTACAATCGGGCAGGGTGGCACGGGCGGCACGTTCCGCACGGTTGGCGCGCAGCCTTCTCGACGATCATGAATGAGCGTGCTCAGGTGGCGCGCCGCCCCGATGACCGTGCCATTATTGACCTGATGCTGGCCCATATCCCTGAGAACGAAGTGGAAAGCGCCTACAATCGCGCGCAGTTCAATGCACGCCGACGTGAGATCGCGCAGGAGTGGGCGGACCTTCTGCTTGAAGGCGCAGTGCCAGCCGATGCCTTGCTGGAGCTTGGAAGGCGCGCGTCGCGATAGGACGTTTCCCTCGCCTGCGATTCGTCGTATACCGACAATATTGCAGACAGCGGGGATGGCGGTTCCATGGAAGCGAGTGCGATAAGTTCCACTCCCAAGACGTGGGACACGCCCACGTCACCGATGAATTTCATCGAGGCGAGCGAGGTCGAAATTCAGGTTATCGGCACGCCGGCAACGCCTTACCAGCTTGAGCGCTCTTTCGACGGCGTCAACTTTGCCGCCTACTCGGTTCGTGACGCCCGGTTCGACCGATACGATACGATCACGGCGGCGGGCTTCTTCATCGTCGAAGGGGGGGCGTTCATCCGCATGGCGGCAGGGGCTGGTTCCTCGTTGATCGTCCGCTCGGAGGTCTGACGTGAAGGACCGTACCGCGCGCGCGATGTCCGCCGCCTTCTACGAGAAGACGAACACTCTTCTCGGCACCACGGGTGCCGATGCACTCACGGCAAAGGACGTGGCCATCAGCGAGGCCGCATCGGCGACAGCCGCAAATGCAGCGGCCCAGCTCGCCCGACAGGCGACCGAGGGCGCACGGGACGAGGCGCTGGCCTTCGGTTCCGCCGAACACTTCGAAAGCTGGACGCTCGCCGATGCGGCGTCGTTCGCTGACGGCGATACTGCCGTAGTGCTGGCATCCGACACGGGTCAGCATACGTCGGTAGCTGGAGACTTCGGTGCCGATGGCGGCAATACCCCCAACGCAGGGTACTACCGCTACTCGGATAGCGTTGCCTCGCTCGTTCGCGTCGGGGCGCTGGAAAGCTGGCTCACTGCAGCCAATGCGGAACTCGCCGACGCGGCAATCTCGGCGATAAAGGCCCCTGACACTGGAATCCGTCCTGGCGCCCTGGTCTACGATCCGTTTACGAAAAAGATGCTGCTCGGCTTCAATGCCCTGGGCGATGCGCAACTGAACGGCGTCGAGTTCACCCGGGCGATTCCCGACGCCAATGGCGATGTTCACATCATCGGCGATGGTGTGCGCGGCTTGCTGACGATCCACGTCGAAACCGGTCAGATAGGCGTGGGCAGCTTTACGGACGAGACTGTGGCGCGTCTGTCTGCCCGGCTTGGCGACGCGCCGTCCGGCGGCGTAAGCGCGGGCTCGCCTACGCTCATGGACACCAAGATCGATGCGATGAACGATACGGGGCAGTCGCTTACGAATGGTGCGGGAGCCGAGCGGACCAAGCAGACTTCGCCGACCCTGACCAATCAACCGCCGCCCTTCAGCCTGATGTTCAACACCGGCACGCGCGGCAGGATGAGCAACGTCCTTTCCGGCAGCACCCTCACCTCCCTCGTGCCCGCAATCGAGCAGGAGGACGCGGCGGGCGGCAATGGCGAGACGCAGGGCTGCGGGGCGATGCATCAGCTTTACGGCGCGAACATCGCACGCGGGGTGAACCGCTACGGCTTCTTCCGCTCGCATGGCTCTAACGGGCAGCGGATCGACCAGATCAACTCGGGGACGCAACCCTTTGCCAACGGCCTGATAGAAGTGCAGCGCCTCATTGCGCTGGCGGCGGCGCGCGGCTTCACGGTGACGATACCGGACATTGCGATCACGCAAGGCGAGGCGGATCGCGCTGCGGGAACCGCGAAGGCGACCTACAAAACCCTGATGCGCGGCCTGCTGGACGCCTACAATGCAAACTGGCTCCCGGAGATTCGCGCTCAGTCCGGTCATTCTTCGGATCCCGCGCTCAAGCTGCTGATCCATCAACTCGCGGCAGCAGCGAACGGCCTTTATGGTGCAAGCGACATTGCCGTCGCCCACTATGAACTTGCGCGCGACGAATCCGACATGTGGCTGATCGGCCCGAGCTACGTCTACGAGACGCTGGCCGAGCCGGGCATGCCGATAGTGGACCACATCCACCGCCCGGCACGCTCGTACCGGCTCATGGGCGCGTACCGGGCTAAGGCGCGCGACCGGCTGCGGGCTGGCGGCAGCTTCGCGCCGATGATGCCTACGGCGATCAACCGCGTCGGCGACACCATCACGATCTCGCTGGGCAACGCGATCGGCAATCTTGTCATCGACACCGCCACGCTTCCCGAGAACACGACCTACCTCAAAGGGTTCGAATACTCCGGCGGCGTCACTGTCACCAATGTTGCCGTCTCGGGAAAGACCTTGACCCTTACGCTGTCCTCGGCAGCGGCCGGGACGCTGCGCTACGCCTACACCGCCATCGCCGGGATCACCGGTCGCCCCTCTGCCTGGGGCAATATCCGCGACAGCGACGCCGTGCCCTGCCTTCCGGACCCGACACGCCTGCTTTGGAACTGGCTGCCCACATTCGAGGAGACGATTCCGTGACCATTCGCCCGCTTCTGCAGGTTCCGCTGACCCTGTCCGACCCCGACGACACCATTCCCATCGTCGACTACGGAGCCGCCGTTGGTGCGCTGGCCGGCCTGATGGGCTGGAACACGGCGCATCCTGACTTTTTGACGATGGACGGCTCGAATCGCGTTTCCGCGCTGGCGGATCGCAGTAACAACGGTGGCACCTTCGCGCAGGCAACCTCGGGTGCGCAGCCGCTGTACTCGGCGAGCCAGATCAACGGGCAGGGCGCGCTCACCTTCGCGCGCTCTCGCGGCGACCGGATGGCGTGGGGCGGCACGTTTCCGACCGGGCCCAGCGGCCATCACTCGAAAGTCGTCGTGGTGAAAGGCACCGGCGTGGTCGGCGCGGGCACGCAGCACAACATACTGAGCTCCGGCGCTGGCGGCGAGGACGGCAAGCACTGGCTGCTGCGCGCGGCCAACGCGACCGGCAATGCGCAGATCGCGGTGGACAGCGGCGCTGGCCAGCAGATCTCGGCGATCAACCCGCTGCCCAATGATACGTGGGCGCTGCTGATCGGCAGCTTCACCGCCGGGTCCGGCCGCGTTTCGCTCTCGGTCAACGGAACCGTGGTGCAGGCGGCGGATACGGACGCGCAGGTCGCGGTCTCCTCGCTCTATCTCGGCGGTTTCCAGTCCACCGGCGGCGAACTGGACGGGCAGGTGGCAGAGATCATGATCTTCAACATCGACCTGCACGATGCGTCCAACCAAGCGGCGCTGAAGATCGTGAAGGGCTACGTCGCGGCGACCTACGGCCTCAGTCTGCCCTGACGATCATTCCTGACGCGCGCTCGCCGGGCATGTCAGCGAGAGGGCCTTCATTCACGCGCTACGGAAGAGCCGTCTTGATATTTCAACCAAGGCCCGATCGTCTCGGAGCTGTCTGTGGCCTCGCCTGTGGCTTCGGATTGGGCATAGCGCTCCAGCTCCTCTAAAAGGTCTCGTGACGATTCATCGTCGGGCCGGGTGCAGGCTCGCTCGGCCGCAGTGGATTGCCTGCATATAGAGTTGATTACTGAAGAATAAACAGATTCCGGTGATACAGGCTCGGCTATCCGCTCTTTTTCCTCGACGGTTCCTGAGTTCGATCCCCCGCCTGCGTACCGCCTGATCCATGAGATTTGCGTAACGGTGTTGGACCGGCAGTCGAATTCGCTAAATTGCAGCTTTTCGGAATAGGCCCTGCCCTCCTGCGGCTCGAAAATCCGAACCCACGCGCGCCTCTTTCCTGAGAAAAGATCTGAGTCTATTGAATTTGCATCGAAGCAGAACCGCGATCCGTTGGAGCCATCCGAAACGAATTTCCAGTCAGGCTCCCTGATATCTGCTCCAGAGCACCCGGCCGTTGCCAATGCAAAAATCAGCGCGATGCCAGCCTTATCCACCGTATACCTCGCGCCTGCTTTGCGTCTGCGACATTACATTTGCGAAGGAAGGCTTGCCCATCCGCACACAAAGGCCATGATAGAATAGTCAAGTGAATCTGGCACAACAGGTTTATAATGGTGAGCATAATCTTGCTCGGTCCAACTAGTCAGAACGCTTCCGCCCTTGTCGTAGGACACCCCGCTCATCTTCGCCGAAGTTTCCGCGCTGCAATCCACCCGTTCCAGTGTTTTCATGCTGTCGTAGGGCCTCGAACTCACGTCAGTGTAATCCCAATAAATCCAGACCTGTCTAACAGGGAATGGCCGGGCAACCGTAATCGGTGGCAAGCTGCGAACCGATTCAATATCGACGTATAATCGAACGCCATTTGCTCCTGTCGCAAGATAGCGCCAGTCGGATGCGAACGCCGGCGTGGCTGTGCATGTGAGGGTCAGCGCCAATGCATTTTGCAGGACGGCTTTTCTACCAAGCATGGTTCTGCATCTTCAAAGCGCCTCACCCCCGCGAGAGCATTGCCCTCAGCTTCTCAACGGCATCTTGGACCTCCGGATCTTCGGGCACCGATTCGAGATATGCGAGAAGTTCCGTAAGAACCGGTATGCCGTCAAGTGCGATGGCGATCAGGCGGCGGATTGCTTCGGCCCGCGATGGGACGCGCTGCCGAAAGCGGAAATCATCGATCCGATCCACCAAATCCTGTGGCATGGGAATGATAACGCGCGGGTCTTTCTCATTGCTCATATGGACTAGCTATATGATATGCGTTGTATGTCAATAATGCTGTTGACGCCTCGCCATACTCGGCATACTTAGCATATCGGCCCGACACGGTGTTACCGCACCGGCCGGGCCTAACCACAACCGATCCCGAGGAGATCGACCATGGCTACTGCTGCCCGTACCATTCCCTTGCCTTCGTTCAACACCGCATTTGCCGCATACAACGCCGCCTGCGCGCTGCGGGCGCTGTGCCGCGACGACGGCGAGGTCGAGCGCGCCGAGGCTGCCGTCGCGCCGCTGTTCGAGGCCCTCGTGACCTTCCCGCAGCCGGACCTGTCGATGATCGTCTCCAAGCTCAGCGCCATCGTCGGGGAATACGGCGAGGGCGAGGTGCCCTCCTGGCTCGTCGAGGGCATCCTCTTCGACCTGATCGCCATGGAGGCGCGCCAGTGACCGGCCTCGCCAGAATCGACGCGGATGCCGTCCAGACCATGAGCAGCCGCGAGATCGCCGAGTTGTGCGAGGCGCGGCACAATGATGTCGTCGCGACCATAGTCCGCTTATTCGATCAGGGGGTTTTACGAGAAAGTCGTAAAACTACCCGGACGGTCGCACCCGAGGGAGGCGGCAGGCCGACGCAGGTATATGACCTAACCAAGCGCGACACCCTCGTTGTGGTGTCTGGATACAGCGCCGAACTCCGCGCCCGGATCATCGACCGCTGGCAGGAACTGGAACAGAGGGCGCGCCAGCCTGCCGATCCGATGGCCGCGCTGAACGATCCGGCCACCATGCGCACGTTGCTGCTGTCCTACAGCGAGAAAGTCATCGACCTTGAAGAACGCAACGCGAAACTGGCACCGAAGGCGCAGGCGCTCGATCGCATCGCCGCGGCGGACGGTTCGCTATGCGTCACCGACGCGGCCAAGGCTCTGCAGATGCGCCCGCGTGACCTGTTCCAGTGGCTCAACGCCCATGACTGGATATACCGCCGCCCCGGCGGGTCGAGCTGGCTCGGCTATTCGATCAAGGTGCAGTCCGGCTTCCTTGAACACAAGGTCAGTACGGTGCTCCGCCCTGACGGAACCGAGCGCATCGCCGAACAGGTCCGGATCACGCCGAAAGGGCTTGCTCGTCTCGCCGATATTCTTGGCCGCGACATGCCGCGCGAGGTCGCTTAGACGAGCGAGCTGCGGATTCCGTACCCGGCCTTGTTCATCGCATAGGTGCAGCCCGTGGCACCGGCGACAAGCAGCGCGAAGCACGCGAGAGCCAGAAGGCAGGACCGGCGGACTTCCGGTTTGGCGAGCGATATGCCCCAGGCATAAAGGGCGATGTGAAGGCCGATGAACATGGCGCCGAGCGTCCAGGCGATGATCGTGCTGATGGTTTGAGCCATGAGCGGCAAGCCGTAGCACCTCTGCGGCGCGGCGTCACTCTCCCGCAGCCTCCATCGAGGCGTTCCACGCCGCGTTGAAGTTCTGGACGACGATGCTCTCGGCATCGTCCAGCACCCGGTCCTCGGATTCGTGCGCTTCTTTCTCGATCAGCCCTTTTTCAAGTGCCCCGTCGTTGGCGCGGCGCGCCTTGCGGATCGCGCGCATGTCCTTGCGCGCCCGCTTTGCGTCGCCCTCCATTTGCAGCACGGCAAGGTTTCGGTCGACGTAGGCGTTCGCCTCCACCGGCTTGTCTGCGTCGATATAGCCTTCCGCCCTCTGCACCTGCATGTCCACCTGGCCGAGGCGGTCGTAAAAAGCGGTCTTATCGTACCACGCAGACTTGGTGCCATAGAGCTTTCGCGCAAAGGGCAGGTCGTTGGCGGTGATGTCGGCGGACGGGTCCACGGCCTTCCCGCCGAGACCAATGACCCTGTCGATGAACGCGCCGGCCGCACCCATCGCCACGCCGCTAAGGTATTCCAGCGTCTCGGGTGATACGTCGATGGCACCCGGAACGACCGCGTCGCCGCCGCTTGCCGTGGTCAGGAAATCGGTGATGCCCTTCCAGTGCGGCCCTACGCTGCCCCAATAGCGCTGGTTGTCCGGAATCTCGGGCTCGTAAGCAGGCTGATCGGGCATGATGGGCCGCCCGGTGAAATCGCGGTTGAGCGTAAGGTCCACGACGGGATCGACTACGGTCGGCGCGATCATGTTGAGCAGGCTGTCCGCACCGCCGATGGGATTGAAAGCGTCTACGGCCGTCGCAACGAACTCGCCGAACGTCTCCTGCCAGCGCGCGCCGCCGCGCCGGGCGATCTCCGCCGTGGACCGTCCCGCACCCCAAAAGACGTTGTAGCCGTAGGGCATCGGCACCTTGATGTAGTCTTCGCCGCCGGGAAGCATCAGGATGATGTTGCGGCTTTTCTCGTAGGCCGGGATCTTGTCGTAGAAGCTCTCGCCGTCGTCATCGTCACCGCTGGCCATGGCGTTGAGCATTTCGGTCACGGCACCCGCGATCATCACGCCGGCCATCATCTTGCGCACGCGCTTCGACCGCAGCGCCATGGCGATCCGGGCGGTGCCCTGCACCGATGCATTGAAGAACAGGTAGGCCGCGTTGATTGCCGGCCCCATCGTCCCCCGGCGGTTGAAGTTGACGGTGACGTTCTTTGCCAGGCTGGCCGCCCGTTCCCGGGAAAGGCCGCGCTCGCGCGCGTTCTTGTATGTGGAAAGGCGCACGGCATTCTCGATGCCGGAGTTTACTCCTTCGATGCCGTCGCGAACCGCCATGAAGACCCTTTTCGCACGCAGACGGGCGGAGCCGTCGCCTGCCTTGACCGATGCGAGTGCGATGGTTTTCTCGATCCGCTTCTTGATCTCGGCCACGTTCTCGACGCGATTGAAGTAGACGCGCCCGCCTTCGCTCGCGAACTCCTCGTACCAGCGGCCCCACTCACCCTCGCCGCGCCCGAACGCGCCCTTGGTCGATGCGACCAGCGCCGCGCGATAGTCTTTGAGAACCCCGCGCGTCAGGCCCTCGACCTCCTCGCCGCTCAGGTTGAACGCTGCGGTCTGCAGGTCGCGGAAGGCATTGGTGATGACGAACTCGGGGTTGTAGCTCGTATTCACCGCCGAAAGGAACCGGTTCACCTTTCCAAGGTGCAGCGTCACCCAATCGAGTTGCTGCTGCGTCAGGTTGCGCATGGCGTCGGCGAGGCGGCGGGCAGCAGGGTTCGCCCGGTTCATCGTGACGCGCCGCTCCACGCCGCCGAACTTGGCGCTCACCGTCCAGTCGGCGTCCGCCGCCAGCAGGTTGCGGGTCAGATAACGCTCGACCAGCCCGGTCTCCTCGTTGACCCGCTGGCGGTGCGACACCTTGTTGACGCTCCAGAACTCGTCGTCGGGGTTGGCCTTTGCGAGGTTCACGAACTTCTGCGCCACAAGGTTCGTTTCGCCGCGCACGATCGCACTTTCGGCCTGCAGGATCAGGTAGGCGAGCGGCGAGTCCGCCTTGCTGCGCCGCCCATAGGCCGGCTTGCTTTCACGTCCGCGCACGTTGATGCCGCCGCCGGAACGGTTGATGCGGTCGGCAAGCGCCGGATCGGCGTCCTCGCCCATCTCCGCGAAGCCGCGCAGCGGGATATAGTGCTCGTAGGTGGCGCGCAGTTCGTCCGCTTGCTCCTGACTGATGAGGCCCGTCTCGACCTGTTTGTTCAGCGTCATTTCCCGGATTGCGTCCACGCGCGCGGCGAGTCGCTCCATCGCCTCGGTGCGTCCCTCGCGCTCGATCCGGTTCATCACGGCCATGGCCTCGATGTCGGTCATGCCCGAGCCTTCGCCCTGTTCGAATTCGGGATTGATCGAGGCAATGCGCTCGTTCCGCTCCGGTGCATGTCGGGCGTAGAGGTAGGTTTCCAGTTCGTCGGCGGTGATGCTCTCCGCGTGCATGGCATCGAAAAGCGGGCCAACGTGCCTGTCCGTAAGCTGCTCCAGCGCAGCGCCGATCCGGCCCGTCATCAATTCCTCGCCGAGGTAGGGATTGCGGTTGACCGGCAGCGGCTTGCCCGTCGCGCGCTCGATCTCGCGCTGCACTTTCAGGAGCGGCAGGTAGCGATCCTGAACGGCGGTGCGCCAGCGGTCGAAGGCATCGCTCATCTTGCTGCGCCAGGTGGGGTCGCTCCCGCCAAGTTCGATCATGGCCGTGCGTTCGGGAATGGCATGGCGAGCATCGGCCTCGGCGGACGCAGCGCGCCCTTCGCGCACACCGACATCCCCGCCTGCCATGTCCTCCATGACGCCTTCTGACGTGCGTGCGCCGCGCCCGGCCAGCCAATTGCCGATGGCCTCGATCATCTCTCCCAGCCGCTTGAACACGCGGGCGACGGTGCCCTCGGCGCGATAATCGCCGCGGCGCCAGCGAGCGAACATGTCGCCCACGGCTTCCTCTACCTGCGCTTCGGCATCCAGCCGGGGATAGCGCTGCCGAATCGAGCGCATGAGGCCGGTATCGCGCCGGGCCTTCGCTGCCAGCACGGCCCACTCCGAGTTGTTGAAGACGCCCAGGTCACGAAAGGCGTGCACCGCCTCGTGGTCGAGCGTGAACGTCCCGTCCTGCGATGTGTCAGTCGCGATCCGGATCAGGGCCGCTCGATAGTCGCCGGCCGCCCCGTTCAGCGTCTCTACGACACGCAGCGCCACCTTTCGCCCAAGCCCATAGCCTTCGAGGCGCTGCTGAAGCTGCTCGGCCAGGGCTGCTTCGTCCAGCCCTTCGCGAGCCGCATTGAAATCCTCGGAAATCGGGATTAGGTTCCAGTCGCCGCCGGGTTCACCATCCAATGACGGAACGCTGGACTTGTCTGTAGCACCGCCCGGCTCGCCGGGGTTCCCGGTGGCGCTTCTCACCTCGTTGGTCAGGTCGTAGTGACGGCTGCCGCTGTTGTCGGTTAGCACGATAGCACCCGCACGCACCGGCTTGCCGTCGAGCATGACGATGCCGGCGAACATCTCCGACTTGACGATGCCGTTCGGCAGAAGGCGCTGTTCCATAGGTCGCACGACACCCTTGGAAATCAGGTCCGGAATGGCAGGCACGATGCGCAGGACCTCGTCACCCTTGCGCGAGGTGGATTTGGCTTGCCCGCGCTTGGTGAATGCCACCGGCTTGCCGTCGGATGCCGTGATCGTCTTGCCGCGCAGGTTCTGCGCAAACCATGCGATTGCACGGTCGCGCAGCATCGTGATGCGCGCCCGGCCGGGTGGCAGCAGCTTGCCAAGCTCCGAGCCAGTGAGCTCGGCAACAACTGGCAGGTCGGCCTCGGGGATTGATTGCCGCGCTTCGCCGGGGGCTGCCTTCCTCGCGGCTTCTGCTGCTGCGCTTTCGGCAGCCAACGCAGCTTCAAGCCCATTGATCTTCTCGCGCAAGTCAGCGCCCTTGCCGCCATCATCAAACTTCGCGCCCAGCTTGGGGCGGAAGTCGGCCATGCGCCGCTCGGCTGCCTCGACGGATGAACGCGCCCAATCCAAATCCTCGTCGAACCTGCGCAAAACATTGGTGATGCGCGTCACAAGGCCTCTGGCATCGGAGCCCATGTCGACGCGGCTTTCCCGCCCGCCCGCCCGCTTGATGTAGAAGCTGGCTTCAGTGCCATCCATGCCGGGGTGCGATTCTGCCGCAATCTTAAACCCGCCGAATTCGCCCACACCTTCGCGAAGCGTCTTTCCGTTCGCCCGTCCGGTAATGTCCTCGGCGGCATCCATAAGCGCTGCACCGAACTCAGCCTTGTCGTCGTAGGTCCGCCCTCGAACGACGCCGGTGAATGCGTCATTTTCAGGCAGATTGCGGGCCGCAATGTCCTGTTCAATCAGGGGAATGCGCGCCGACGTACTTGCCGCGCGCTCCTCCGCTTGCATGATTTCCAGACGAATGTTCTGCTGGTCGCGTTCGTGCGCTGCCTTGCGCCGTTCGATCTTCTCAAGCTCCTGCTCCCACTCGGTCAACTCCATGATCCGAGGGTCACTGGTCGTCATCGCCGAAACCTGCTCGTACTGGCTGGCTTCGCCCAGGTCCTCCATGTCGCGCATGGTCGGATCGCCGCGCATGAACCCCTCGATGAACCGGGCCTTCTTGGCCATCAGACCCCACATGGTCGAATCGTAAGTGCCCTCGGTCGCGTAATCGAGGATTTCGATCTCGGGGTTCATGTTGCCCTGGCGGATGATCCGACCGTTCCGCTGAGTGTCGTTGGCCGGGTACCACTGCGCGTCCATGTTGTGCAGGGCGCGCAGGCGTCGCTGCGCGTTGACGCCCGTTCCCATCTTGGCAACCGAGCCGATCAGCACGCGCACCTTGCCCTCGTTCATGTCGTTGAAGAGGCGCTGCTTTGCGACGTGCGTCTTGAAATCGCTGATGATGGCGATCTGCCCGGCCGGAATGCCGCGCTCGATCAGTGAACTTCGGATATATTTGTGGACCGGAAAGTCGCCGTTGATGCCAAAGTCGGAGAAGATCATCTGCGTTGCCGGGCCGTAGGTTTCGGCCTTCTCGGAGAACCCCGCCCCGGCGGGTAGCGGCGCATGGAACGGCGTGCGGCTGAATTCCTTGTGGCGGCGCGCAACCTCCTGGATCATGCGTTCCAACTTCGATCCTTCCTCGCGCGGAGCGGTAGAGTCGATGAGGCGATAGTCGATGGCAGCCTTGCGCCCGTCGCCGATGACGGACAGCAAGATGTCGTCACCCTTCTGCGGCGGGCCGCTGCGGCGCTGAATCGCCTCCATGCGCCGCTGCAGCGTGCCTTTGTAAGCCGCCTGGTTCTCTGTCATCTCCACCGATACGAGTTGCCGGGAGCCGCCTTTCAGGTTGGGGAGCGACACGTACTGCCGAAGTTCGGTAGCGCCTACGACGTCCATCACCTGCCGGACCATCACGGACAATTCGGGCACGTTGATGAACTTGGCGAAGCGAGTCTGCGGCTTGTACCCTCCGGCGGGGTCCTGCTCCAGCGCCGTGACCGTGTCACCGAAAGCGCCGGCCCAGGCGTCGAAGTGGCCAAGGCCGCGCTTCTCCAGTTCAGCGCCCTGCAGGTAGCGGCTGACCGAGTACAATTCGGCCATGGTGTTCGTGATGGGCGTGCCCGAGGCAAGGACGAGATTCCGGCCCGGGCGCTGCTGTTCAAGGTAACGGGTCTTTGCGAACAGGTCGAAAGACTTCTGCGATCCCTGCGGGTCGATACCCTTCACGTCACCCATGCGGGTGGCGAAATCGAGTTTTCGGAACTCGTGCGCCTCGTCCACGAACAGGAAATCAACGCCGGTTTCCTCGAAGGTGAAAACCTGATCGCGCTTCCTGTTGGTCAGCCCGCGCAGACGCTGTTCCAGCGCCTCCTTCTGCTGCTCGACCTTGCGCCGCGTGATGCGGACGTCCTGACCTTTACCGAGTTCCTTCAACAGGTCTTCAAGGTCGTCGATCTGCTGTTCGACCATGCCTGCGGTGAAGTCGTCCGACATCGGGATATAGCCGAACGCCGAGTGCGTGATGATGACGGCATCAAGGTCGTCGGCAGCCATTCGCGCCACGAACTCCTTGCGCCGCGAAGTATGAAAGCGGCGCTCGTCGGCCACCCGGATGCGGGCCAGCGGATATTGCTCGTAGAACTCCTTGGTGAACTGCCCGAGCATGTGGTTGGGTACGACGTACATCGGCTTGGAGACGAGGCCGAGGCGCTTCATTTCCATGCCCGCGCCGATCATCGCCGAGGTTTTACCGGCCCCCACTTCGTGCGCCATATAGGTGTTGCCAGACTGGATGATACGCGCAACGACGGTCGTCTGATGCGGACGCCATTGCCACGTCGAGGCGATTCCCGGCGTGGTCAGGTAGAACCCGTTGAAGCTGGGCGCGACGTGGCTGTTGTAGTCGCGGTTGTAGAGGTCGACCAGATTGGCGGCGCGGGTGTCGTCGTTCCAGACCCAGGAGCGGAATGCCTCCTTGATCTCGGCCATCTTGTCCTGCGCAGCCTGTGTGGCGACCTCGTTGACGATGCTCTTGTCGCCCTCCGCCGTCCTGATCCGGTCGCGCACAATCGGTGTCTGACGGTTGAGTGCGGCAAGCATGAGGTCCACCGCGTCCATTCGATCGGTGCCCCAGGTGGACGTAGCTGCCGAGCTTGCCTTGTCGCCGGTCACAAGCCACTGCGCCAGCTTGCCAAGGTAGCTGACATTCGCGGTGCGCAGTTCCATCTTGTCGAGCATGAAGCTGCGGACGACGTCTGCCGGGATCCACGGCATGCCGAGGTTGGCCGTGATCTCCGAAGGGGTGAGGGGCTTTGGCATTACCGCCTCGAGCGCGCGCACATTGCGGTCGAAGGCCGGATCGCGCTCAGCAGCCTCACGCGCGGCCGCCAGTTTCTCGCGGACGTTGCCGGATAGGTACATCTCTCCGGTCTCGTGCACACCCCGCTGCTCCGGCACCTCGAACAGGCGTTCGCCAAGCTCTTCCATGACGGCATCACGCGACATGCCTGCCATGTCGGCAATCATGCCGATGTCGGGGCGGCCCAGCCGGTTGAGGCTGTAGAGAAGCGCGTCCTGCGCCGAATCTATCTTTGGCGCGGCATCCAGCTTGACGGCGTTTTCGAAGAACACGCGGCCTTTCGCCGATTCGCCGGTGTCCTTGTTGTAGTGCTCGATCGCAGCGAGACGGTAGCCTTCCTCATCGTCCATGAACGGATCGAGGTTGGGGCGCTTTTCGACGACCTTCTCCGGAACGTCCTCAGGTTCGAAAGTCCCTTCGTTCCAGATACGCCCAGCCGCCTTTGCCGCGTCGCGTGCTTCCTCGCGGGCGCGCGCGATCTCCGCCATGCTGAGGCCGTCGTCGAGCATCGGCTGCACATCGAAGCTGCCGTCGTCCCATTCGGCACCGGCCAGGCGGGCCTCTTCGCGGGCGGCTGCGCGCAGCCCCTCGATCTCGACGCGACTCGGCTTGCGGTAGCTGATGTCGGTCTTGTTGATCGGGCCGAACTTCTGAACGAACGCATCGTAGGTGACGTTCAGCTTCTGACGGGCCGCGTCGCCCGCCGCGCCGTCGGACTTGAGGTCGGCGGCGTAGACTTCGCGCAGCGCCTCCTTGATAGGCACGAGGGCTCGCACCCTCTCCTGTGCTGCCTTCGACATGCCCCCCTGTACGCCCTTGCCCTGAGACTGAACGGGAGCGCCGACGCCGCCGCGGTACTGCATGAGCCGCCCGGAATCGTCGAGGTAGTAGGAGCCGTCCTTCCGCTCGGTCGACGTCAGGTCAACGTCCGCCGCGCCAACGGGTTCGGCGCTCGGAGTTGTGGTGACGACTGCGCCTGTCAGCGTGTCCGCTGCCGTGCGGATTGCCGCTTCAAGATCGAAGCCCTTTGGCGCGCGGACGGCGTATCGCGGACCTGCGACCAGCTTGTCGAAGAAGCTTTCCTCGCCCAGCACCATCTCGGGGTGTTGGTTGAAGTACTGGCTGACGGCTCCGGTATGCGTGCCGCCGTCGCGCGTCGGCAAGGTACGGGTGTCAGTCGCAACCCAACCTTGGTCGGCTGCCGCCTCGCCGGGCATGCGCTTGCGCAGGATGACGATGTCGGTCGTTACCGACGTGCCGGCATTTTCTTCGAAGGCGTTGCCCGGAAGCCGGATCGCACCGACGAGGTCCGCGCGGTCGGCGAGATACTGGCGCGCCTTCGCATCGCGCTTGTTCATCGTGCCGGCCGAGGTCACGAACATGAGCAAACCGCCCGGCTTCAGCGCATCGAGCGACTTGGCAAAAAAGAAGTCGTGGAGCAGGAACTTGTGCTTCGCGTACTCCGGATCGGCGCTGATCGCGGTCTCGGAAAAGGGAGGATTCCCGATCACCAGGTCTGCCACGCCTTTGAGGCCCGGCATGGTGGTATAGTCCGCCTGTCGAACGCCGGACTGCGGGTAGAGGAGTTTTGCGATCGACGCGGTCAGATGATCGTACTCGATGCCTTGATAACGGCTCGACGCCGCAAGATCGGCAGGCATCATGCCCCGGAAGTTACCGGTGCCCATGCCCGGCTCGAACACCATGCCGCCGGTGAAGCCGAGCTCGCGGGCAATATCCCACATCGGCCGCACGACCTTTTCGGACGTGTAGTGCGCATACTGGATCGAGCGCCGAGCCGTCTCGTATTCGGCATCGCTCAGCAGTTCGCGCAGGCGCGGCCCAAGCTGCTCGAAACCCTTGCCGAACGCGCCATTGGTATCGGGAAAGACGTTCTTCAGGCCGCCCCAGCCAACATAGCGGGCGATGACAGCCTGCTCTGCCTTAGTCGCCGGGCGGCCCTCGGCCTCGATCTGTTTGACCAGCGCAATGGCATCGACATTGTCGCGCGCCTTCTGCAGGGCGGGACGGCTTTCGTCCAGCGAGCCGGGTTCGATGATCCAGTCGCGGCCCTTTACGGCCTGGGCGGCGTCTCGGGCTGGCCCGGTTCGGCTTCCGGCGTCGCGCTTGGCGGCGGGAACGCGATCAACGTCGCGTAGACTTGCTCGGTCGCGTCCCTCTCGATTGCCGGATCCGCGATTGTCCCGCTCGGCAGCGTCTTCGCGCCCTTGGTCAGGTCGCGGAAGATCATCCGGGCTTCTTCCATCTTGCGATTGAGATGCGCTTCCATCGCGCCCGTTCGGCGAAGTTCCTTGAACATCGCGGGAGCCTGGTCCCGCATCGCGTTCAGATAGGTCGTTCGGAAGTTCAGCATCGACGTCTCCCGTAGCACCTTGCGCAGTCGGTGTCGTCTGTTCGCTTCCCCACTGCTCGATCCGGGACAGGTCCACCTTGACCGCCGCATCGTCGTCCATGCCGCGAATGTCGTGGCCGTTGTCCTCCATCCAGTCGCGCGCGGAATTGTACCACGAGCGGAGGGAGCGGCGCAGGTCCGTCGGCGTCATGCCGAGGTCTGTTGCCACGGCGCGTGCGGCGTCGATGAACTGCCGCGCCCCCGCCTCGATGTGGTAGCCCATGAGGGTCAGGCCAGCCTGCGCGATCTCCGGATCGAACCCGCTGTTGAGCTGGTCGCGCTTGGCGCGCAGTAGCGCGCGGGCTCTTTCGGCGGCATCGGAGGTGAACACCTTGTTGGAGATGCCGTAAGACGAGGGCTTGTCCCCACCTTGCGCAGGTGTGGTGGGGGTGGAAGTGGGGGTGGAAGTGGGGGACTGCGCATGCCGGACACCTGCTCTGTCCAGAACGGCACGACCCTTCTCGGACGTGATCCACATCGCGCCCGTCTTACCGCCCTTGTTTTCCACGACATAACCGCCGTCGATCAACATCTTCGCGCGAAGGGTTGCGCTGTCGAACGGCGTGATCTTTCCGTCGTCCTCGTTCTCGGCCATCCGGCTCAGCAAATCGATGCTGGCTTGGTCACTGACTGCAAGGCTTGGGGCCACTTTCGGCGACACCGTTTCGGATTCCGGCTGATCGGCAGCCAGGCCGTTCGCATCGTCGTTCTGTGGCGGTTTCGCTCGCTCGGCAGCATCGCGAAGGCGCAGTGCGCGGACGAGCAGGTTTTCATCGGCTGCATCGCGGGTCCGGCCTGCCTCGATGATGGACTTCGCCTGCTGGTATGCCGCGCTGTCCTTGCTCCAGCCTTCGCCGCCTTTGCGGTCGCTGGCGAGTAGACGCTCCAGGGCAGTGCGCTCGTCAGGCGTCAGGGCTGGATCCTGCTCTTGCTGCGCGCGCGTTGCCTCTCCTGCCACTGCCGCCCGGATCGCATCGGCATACTTCGCCGAATAGACCATCGCCCCGTCCGCCCTCCTGACCGCCCGCGCCTTGGGCGCCGCAGCGGCGATGGCGGCAAGATCGGCCTCACTCGCACCAACGACGGCCAAGCCTTTGCCCGATGGCGTCTCCTCGACGCGCACTGCCGATTCGGTCACGCTGCTCGCGTCCGCAGGCGTCTTCGCGGCGGCTTCGGTGTCCGCGCCTGCTATCGCTGGAGCATCCGTCTCCTGCGCCTGCGTCGAACTCGGGAATTCGTGCGCCAGCGGGATCAGTTCGGCGATAGGTGCGTCGAGCCGGATCGTGCGCACCTCGCCGCCGCCGTCGCGAGCGCCAAGCCACTGGTGATGTCCATCGAGGACGTAGCCGTCGTTGGAGATCAGGATGGCCCGGTCGCCGCCCTTATAGTCCTTTGCGGCCTGCACCTTCGCGGGGGAGAATTCCGCCTGTGTCGGCTTGAGCGTGCTGGCGGGCACGATCATTTCCTGATGCGTGACCCCGCGCGCCTTCAGGAACTGCACCATTGCGCCGCGATGCTCGGCCTTGATCTGCGGCATCTCCGCGCGTGGGACGTTCCGCGTGCCCGAGGTTTCCGCGAAGCGGACCCACTCCGCGTCAAGGTCCGGCCCGCGCAGGTCCGTCCCGGCGGTTTCTTCCGTGGTGCCGTCATCCTCGCGCGGCGCGCCTTCAATCTTCGCAACTGCACCGAAGTCCACCGCCTCGCGTTCGGGAAGGGCGATGCCTTCGGCGGCATCGATGACTGCGGGAGCACTGCCAGCGACAAGCGGGCTGCCGAGGGCCGCACGTCCGCGTGCCAGGTCCCCATCCGTCTCCGCACCCTTCGCGGGGCGCATGAACTTGGTAATGTAGGCCTCGAGCACGGCGTTCTCGTCGCGCCCGGCGAGCACCGCCTTGCCGCCGTGGTCGCCGCCGTTCAGTTCCCACACGAGGAAATCGAGCTGCTGGTCGAGCGTCGGGTTCGCACCGTAGCGCTTGACGAGTTCCTTCTTGCGGGAGCCGAGCCACTGGCCGACACCCATCGCGCCGCTCGTCGGGTTGACCGCGCGCGCATCGCTGCGGCTTTCAGCGTGGATCCCGGCAGCCACACCGCGCGCGGCCGCTTCGGACAGACCGCGTTCCTGCAGGCGCGTGACGATACCGAAGTGAAGCGGCGTGCCGGTGGTCGGCGCGGCACCCTCTGTCCGTGAGGGTGCCGCGCCTTGCTGCTGGCCCGCATCCACGGCGGGAAGGGGAAGACCCTCGGAGGGGGCCAGAGCATCCTGTGCCCGCGCGGCAAGCTGTGCGTCGATCGCGTCGGCTTCGGCGGTGGGAGACAGTTCGGAAATCGTCACCCCGGCGTCGGCGAGGGTGTCGGTGTATTCGCGCAGCTTGCCGCCGCCATCGAGGTCGATGACGACACCGCTGCCGTCCTCGTTGGTGAAGGCGTCGGACATCACGCCCGTCGATGTCGCGCCGTTCGGCATGGTCACGACGACGCGCTTGCCGACGGCAGGCATGTTTCCGCCCGCGAGGGCCTCGTCGGCAGCCTTGCCCGCATCGGCACGGATCAGTTCGGCGCGGCCCGCTACGATGTCAGCAGTGTCGAGAGGGCTGGCTTCGTCCTCGGGCGTGATCGTGGATGCTGCCGCAGCTTCCGACTGTTCGCGAAGGCCGGGGCCGGGATCGCGGCGAAGCGCGCCAGCGAAGGTACGAGCGCCCCTGATCGCCGCCGCTGGAGCCGAAGCGCCGGTCTCTATGCCGGTGCGCAGCCCACCGCCCACGCCCGCGCCCACGAGTCCGCTCTGCAGCATGTTCTCGAACAGGTCGCGGCCATTCATGCCCTGCTGGGTGCCGAACGCGCCGCCGGTATATTCGATTGCACCCTGCGCCGTTTCGGTCACACCTTCGGTGCCTGCCGCCACTGCGATGCGACCTGCTGCCGTCTTACCGGCGTTGCCCATGACGGAGCCGAGGCCGACGACATCGAGCGCGGTAGACGCTGCGGAGAACGGCGCGGCAAATGCCGCATCGCGCCCGGTCGCATCCTTGCGCCCGTCGGCTTCGGCACGGCTCTGTGCAATCTGGCCGGTGTTGCTGCCGAAGTTGACGAGCACGCCCGGCCCCATCGCGGAGAGAGCCATCTGCGGAAGGCTGGCGACGCCCTGTTCGAGCACGAACTTCGGGGCGTTCCACCAATTGCCCTTCACATCCTCCCAAGTGGTTTCGCCTTGGATGGGTGTGCGAGCGATGACTTCGCCTGCGCGGGCTGCATCGATAGCGTCTTGACGCCGCACCGGGTCCGTCTCAATCGCGCTGGCAAGGCGCTGCATTCCAGCGTCCATCGCCACTTCGCCGCGCGTGAAGAAATCGCCGATACGGTCGAGCGGACCGCTCTGCTCGGCGAGGTCCGCGGCCTGCCTCTGGCGGATGCGGTCTGCCGCTCGCGCCTGTTCGAGCCGCGCAGCCTCGGGATCATAGCCAACGGCTTCCCGAAGCGGCTGCATGGCATCGCTGGCGCTCTGCCATGTGTCGCTGATCCACGCACCGAGACCGCGCGAGGGCTGCTGCGGTTCGGGCGCCGTCTGCCGGGGAGCGGCCTTCTGCGGAGCGGGCTTCGCGTCCAGTTCGGCGAACAGGTCCCGTTGCGCGGGCTGCTGATCGCGGCCAGATTCTATCTCCGCGAAAAGGTCACGTTCCATTGCTACTCCGTTGAGAGTTTCCAGCCCGCAGCACGCATGCGCTTGTGGACTTCCTCGACCGACACGCCGTGCTTGCGGGCGGTCGCCTGCGCATCAGCGAGCGTGTAGGTCTGCGCCGCGCCTGCCCCCTTCGGGGTCTGCGCGGGGGCGGGTTTTGTCGGTGCCGGTGAAGGCGCTGGCGCCGGTGTCGATTGCGCGGCGCGGGCCTGCTCGATGATGCTCCCGCCGTCCTTGCTTCCCGGCGGCGTGAACGTGCCGGGAGGCGAGGCCCGCAGGACCTGCCCGGTGCCTGAATAGGCGACCATGCGGCCATCGGCAGTGACCTCGAACCGGGCTGCGGTCCTGCCCTCCTTGTCCAGTTCGCTCTTGAGATCGAGCGCAGCCTTCTTCTCGTACTCGGTCAGGTTGAGTGAGGACTGCAGCCGGGCCAGCGCCTGCTGGTTAGCGGCCTGGTTGGAAGAGCGAACGCCTTCGAGACGGATGTCGTTCTCGGTTCGGGCGCTGTCCGTGACAATGGTCGCGTCGGTCTTCCGCGCGGTCGCACGCGCGTCATTACGGTCGTTGAGATCGGCCTGCAGTCGGCTGTTGGCGCTGTTGTTCTCGGCGCGAAGGTTCTCCAGCGCAATCCGGCGGCGGCTCTCAAGATCGGCAGCAGCCTGCGCGGCGCGCTCCTGTCCCTGCATGGCAAGGCCCTTGCCTGCGCCTTCGAGGAACCCGCCGAGGACGTAACCGAGCCCTGCCATGTCAGCCCGCCTGCCGGTTCATAGGCGCACCGCCAGGCAGGCCGGGAAGGATCGAGCCGAGGTTCCCGGTCTTGTCCGCCTCGAGCAGGTCGAGGAACGCGTTGCTCAGCCCCTCCTTGTCGTACCCAGGCGCTCCCATCGTTTCGGATGCGACGCGGTAGAGGTCCATTGCGCGCGCCCACACACCGGCAAGGTCGTCCTCGCTGAACTCGTGGATGCCGGCCGCTTCGGCCACCTCCACAAGATCCTCGGCAATCGCTTGCGCGGCATGGAAGACGACGGTGTCGTACTCGATGGCAGGGCCGCCAGAGGCAGCCGCCTCGCGCGCCTTCGCGAGAAACCCAAGCTGGCTGTCGACAAGCAGCACGAGCACGACGGTGACTGCGGCGGTGTTGTCCTGCGGCGCTCCGCTCAGCGGCGGCTCGGCTGCCTCGAACAGCTTGCGCGCTTCGGGGTCGATGTTGCCCTTGAGGTCGTCGACGATCTGCGGCGAGACCTGCCCGCTCTCCCCCTTGGGGTAGATGATGTCCATCGCCGCGCCGACGAACTGCTCGTAAGCGGCCTGTTCTTCCGGCGACGCGCTCTGGCCGTCTTCCATGGGCTGTTCTTGTGGAGCGGCAGGAGCCTGCCCCGGAGTTCCGAGACCGGCCATGTCAGCCTCCTCCTGCGTTCACGAGGCGACCCGCTTTCGGATCGATCGCAAGGTTGCCGTAGACGCGCCGGTTGTAGGTCGCGCCAGCGTCGGGCAGCGCCGGTCCGCCGTTGCTCGCGGGCAGGTAGAACAGGCTGTCGCCGATCCCGTCGTAGCTTGCAGCCACCGCCTCCCGGGCGCGACGCTCCTCTTTCGCTTGCTGTGAGGCCATGATGCCGGCACCGAGCCCCTGAACCATCATGCCGCCGATTGTCGGGTTCGCATTCAGCCAACCGAGAAACCCGCCGTTCCCGGCCTTGGCTGCACCGGCTGTGTCGCCGGCAACAAGAGGCAATGCCCCCCCGGTGGTGGCTGCCATTGCAGCCGGTGCCGCAGCGGCAGACGGCGACGCACCCATCATCGCCGTGCCAAGTCCGCCGGTAGCCGGTCCGGCATTGGCAAGCGGAGCGAACGCCTCGGCGAAGCCCGCCCCTTCCGGCACCGGCGGAAGCACGCTGGCAGCCGTGCTTGCGGCAGGGGTGGCCGCAGTAGACGCGCCTTGCGCCGCCGTGCTGGCAGCCGCGCCGGTACCGCCCAGCGCCGCACCCAGCCCGCCCAGCACGCCGCCCGTGACGAACCCCATCGTTGCGCCCTTGATCGGGTCGCCCCCCATGACGAGGGAGCCCACCGCCCCGAAGGTTGCCGCCTGGGCGGCCGTACTCAAGACAGCCTGCAATCCGGCTGTCGCACCCAATTGGCCCGCAAGCGCGCCCAAGGAGGGCAGCACGCCCAGCGCAGCGCCGCCGGTGAGCACGACCGCCCCGATGGCGAGGGCCGGAAGGGCGATCTTCTTGACCGTCTTCGCGACTTTGCGAAACACTTTTTTCAATGATTTGAATGGACTGCTCATGCTGCGACGTCCTCCGCGCTGGCGCCAGCGTCGCGCCGATAGACTTTCCCGCACAGGGCGAAGCCGCTTCGCTCGAAAAGAGCGGTGATGCCTTCGTTTCCGGGAATGGTGTCCGACCAGCTTGCGCCGATCTCGATCACGCGCGGGTTCGCCTCCGCCCACGCGATGTAGCTGCGGAACAGGGGGACGAGGGCGCGCGGGTTGCAGTCCTCACGGCCCAGCAGCAGGTCATCGGACGCGACGAGTTCCTTGCAGATCCCGTAGAGCCTGCCGATGCTCCCGAGAATGAACGCCTCGACCGCGTCGGTTTCGTCGACGGCGACCATGAGGAACATCGCGCCGTCGTTGGTCCCGCCGTGGCGCTGCGCAGCCTGCGCGAAAATCCGGCGGGCAAGCTGCACGTCGATCTCGGCGACGTGAGCGTAGCGCGAATCCGGCAGCCGGGCGCACATGATGTCCACGATCGCGAGGGCATCGAAAGAGCGGGCGGGGCGGATGTTCATCCGCCGGGCCGTGTCGCCAGGCCCGAGATAGGTTCGGCGTAGGTGTAGGGCGTCGTGCTGCCGTCCGCCGGAGTGCCGGTCGAGGGCGCAGTGTTGTTCAGCGCCACCCCGTAGAGGTTCTGCAGATAATTGACGGTCGACTGGTACTGCGCGTTGAGCGAGTTCTGCACCGAGGCGCGGGCGTCCGCCTTGATCTTGTCGTTGTTCAGCGTTTGCGAATAGGCGTTGAACCGCTGGCTGGAGAGGTCCGACAATGCCGCAGCAAGGCGCGAGCGCTCGTCCGCCGCGATGGTGGCCGCCGTGTTGGCCGCAGTGGCGTCCAGCGATTCACGCTGCAGCGCCGATTTCGCCGCGATGTCCTTGTCGGCAAGCTGCGCATTCGCATCCAGCGATTCCCGCTGCAGCCGCGCCTTCTCCCGCGCGTCAGCATCCGCAAGCTCGGCGTTGGCGATCTGCTGCGCTTCCTGGGACGCGATGGGCGTCGCTGCGGAAAGAACCGAGCCTTGCGCCGCTTGCACCGCCATCGACGAATTGCCGAGGCCACGGCGACTGGCGGTGCGCAGTCCCGCCGCCTCCGCCTGCTTCATCACTGGCGACCCGCTTGATGTGATCGCCGAAAGCCTGTCCGATACCGACGTGCCGTTCTGGCCGCTTCCGGGAAGCGCGCTGCCGAGGCCCTGCGTTCCCGCAGGGGTGACGCCGGAGACGGTCTGCGCGATTTGCGTAGCCGTTTCCTTGTCGTCCGTCTTGGTCGATGTCGTCGACGTGGCCATCGTGCAGTCCCCCGAAGATGCCGGGGAACCTATCCGAAATGTCCTATTACGACAACATCACGTTTCGGGTTCTGTTCGTATTCGGGCGGTCGTTCCGCTACGGCTTGGGGCAGGCCGCCCGGTGGCGGGCATTGTGCTCGAAGATCGCATCGACCGTCTCGTCGCTGTCGAACCGGTTGCCGGGATCGTCAGCGTTTGCCGTCGGTGCCACAGACACCCGCAGCGGGCTGTCGATCAGGCACAGGCTGGTCCTTGAGGTATCGGACGCAGTGGCCGGAGGTGGCGTCAGTTGCCGATTGCACGCACTCGCAGTAGCGAGCAAAGCCAGCATCCCGGCGAATTTCATAACCCGCATCATTGGCGACTCCTACCTGATCGAGCGTGACCTTGTTCCCGGTGATGACGGCGGTGCTCGAGCCCGCCTCCTTCGCCGCGTCGATGCCGTCTTCCACGGCGTTGTCGAAGATTCTGACCACGGTGAAGACTAGGGCAGCCAGCAGCGCCAGAGCCGCCAGCGCCAGCAACGCCCACGCCACCGGCTCGCGCAACTTGGCGGGGATGAAACCGGGCAGGCGGGCTAGGATGAAGGAGAGGATCATTCGTCCCTCCCCAATGCCTCAAGGTCGCGGACGAAGCGGAAAGACGCGCTGTTGAACAGCGTGACCATCATCGGGGCTTCGCTATCCGGCCCTGCGCCGAACACTTCTAGCGTATTGCCCGCCAGAACCACGCCGCATGAAAGCACCTCTCCGTATTCACCGGCTTCGATGCTGTCGGCGATATTGCGCAGGGCGCTCGCCACGTCGTAATAGTCGGGGTTGCTGGGCTGAACCAGACTGACGATGTTGGTCATTATTCGGTTTCCTCAAGGGCGAGGGCGACCGAAGCCGCCCCCGCGAACTTGAATTTGCGGATCATGCCGCCAGCTTCTCGCGCAGGAGATACCCCTCCAGCGCCCAAATCTTGTTGCGTGCGTTGTCGCGCGCGATCTTGCGACCGATCTCCTTGTCGAAGTTTTCGGGGCTCGCTGCCGCACTCTCGCCGGTCACGATGTAACCGTTGCGCAGGGTGAGCGCGCAAACAGTCATCGTCGTGCCGGGGAAGACGTGATACTGCTCCGAAACGACAGTCTCGTCGATCATCTGCGGATTCAGGCGCGGGGCATTGAGGCCCTTGTCCTGAATTTCCTTCTCGATCTGTGCTTCATCCTTGGGCATCAATCTAACCTTTCCATCTACTTGCCACTGAGCCCCGTGGCCGGGATTACGTGCACCGCCCGACGGCAATCGGGTTGCGCCAAAGGCGGTCAGGGCTGCTGTCGTGCGGAAAGCCCATTACCCTTCCTCCTCGATGCTCTCGGTGGGAACCGGATCGTCCTGATCGTTGACGACTTCCACCTGCTCGGGGTGCGGATCGCGTTCCTTCGCGGTGAAGTAGAACGCCATCGCCAAACCGATCAGACCCTGCACGACGACGGCCTGCGCCAGCGTCTTGAACAGGTCGTTTTCCGCGAGTTCGGGCTTGACGAAGATCATGACGAACACCGCCACGGTCAGCGCGAAGATACCCCCGCCCGCGAGGGTTCGCGCGCGAATGCGAGGCAGGGTCACGGCAGCGTTCCCGTGCGCATCATCTCGGTCACGCGTTTCGCGCGCTCCGGCGTCTGGCGCGCCCAAAGGCTCTTCAGCATGTTGTCGGCCGCGCCCGCGAAGTCGCCCGCCGCAACCAGCGCCAGGCTGTTCCGGAAGTCCGCGAGGCCGTCTACGCCCATCTGGAATGCCATGGAGGTCAGCGCGACACGCCGGGCCACGTTCCTGCCCACAGCCTTCCATGCAGGCCAATCGCGGATCGCGGCGACCTTCTCGGCAACGTCATTGCGCAGCAGCATGTCGATCTCGGCATCGGTCAGGACGTAGTCGCGCCACGGCTTGCCCCTGCGCGACGGGTCGTTCGCCATCAGGATCGCATCCTCCTCGGGAGTGATGCGGCCCTTCTTTCGGCTGTCGATCAGTCGCCCGACGCCGATAGTCCAGTAGCCGAGATGATCCTTGTAGGCCCTGCGGCGAACGCCTTCCTCGGCGCGCAGGTGAGCGATGATTGCATCGTCGAAGCTTTCATCCTTGCCTGCGCGCTGCGCGCCGAATGCATCGAGCAGGTTGTGGAATGCGAGGATGTTGCCGGGATCGTTCCACAAGCCCGGCGGGCAAATAGCCCCGACCGCATCGAAGGCGGGTGTGCGAGGGTCGGTCATCGTCTTTCTCCGGTTTCACTAAGTTCGCGCTTCACCAGCGAGGCCAGCGCCTTGACCTTCTGGCGCTCGTTCTTGGCCAGACCCTCGCGCGTCTCTCCGTGCGCCATCCGGTAGCCAGTCCAGAAATAGACCGCCCCGAAAGTCTGGAACGCGACGTGACCCATGTTGAAGATCCACTCGTCGGGGCCGATAGTGCCGGGAGTGTAGGACATGCGGCCAATGCCGAAGCACATGAACGCGACGGCCAGCGTGGCGAACTTGAGCCGGCGGATCAGCGGCTCGCGCGCCTTCGTGCCGTGATCGAACAGCATCGCGGTGAGCACCACGTAGCCGAACACGATGACGACGTTGAGGTAGATCATCATTTGCCCAGCCCCTTCCACAGGGCGGACACGTCCAGCTTTGCGACCACCTTCTGCAGGACGTCAGCCATTCCGCGCGAAACGAAGCCGGTAAGCCCCATGACAAGCTGGATCGGCAAGTCGCGCGCCACGATGACGTGCGGGTGTGCGATGGCGGTCATGAGGCCGAAGAACAGCGCAAGGCATATCGTCAGCCATTTGTCGAAGCGGTCGCCGGGCGGCACCATAGCCATTGCAATGAAGCCGCCAGCCCCGGCGAAGCCGAGCCCCATGACGAAGACGGGCATCGGCACAACCACTCCCGCAGCTTCGAGAAACTGGCCTGAGATGGCCGGAGCGCCGGGAGCGATGATCCCTGCGCCCGCCGACGCCATGGCCGATGCGAGGTACTGGAGTTTCATGGCTCAATCTCACCGGTGCCGCCGCTAAGCCACTCGGCAGTCAGCGTTACAGTGGCGCTTGCCAGCACATCGCCCGAGGCGGCGCTACGGATTTCCAGCATCAGTTCCCACGTTCGGTACTGGTTCGGAGAGGATGCCGTCACGGACCACGCCTGATCGCTGCCGAGGCTCAGCCACAAGCCGGTCGTGCCGCTGATGCCGTTTGGCCCTCCTCCGCTCACGGTCGTGGCACGAATCTGATAAGCCGACGGCACCCCATCCGACGAAAGCCACTCGTAGGAAGAGATTACGGTCGAGGTTTCCACGACCAACCGGGTCGCGCGAACTTCGATTGAGGCAGTTCGCGCGCCGCCGCCTGCATTCTCGATGTAGCGATCGATTAGCGTTACTGTCGGCGTGGGGGTGGGCGTCGGTGTAGGCGTGGGTGTGGGCGTCGGGGACGGCGTTCCCGCCCTTCTGCTTCCGGCCATGATGGCAACGGCCCCGGTCATGTGACGTGCCCCGTCACGACCCAGGCCGTTGCGGCGACCTTGACGATGGTGGCCAGCCCATATGCATCCACCGAGCGTGGACCAGTGTCGGTCGTGCCGCCGAGGCGCAGCGTGTCGCTGAGGACAGAAAGCGACTGCGCCGACCCGCTGTTGTTGAACAGCACGACGGTCGTACCGATGGGGAAGGCGACCGACGCATTGGCCGGAACGACCCAGCCGCCCGTGGTATTGGGGATGAGCTTGCCCGCATCGTTCGCCTGCAGCGTGTAGTTGGCCGTGCGATTGTTCGCCGGAAGCCCCCGGTAGCCGATGGATTCGGGGTGGATGGTGCCCGCCGGGTTCAGTTGCATCGACTGGTCGAGGAACGTGCGCGAGGAGCGGCCCGATTCGCGCCAGTAGCCGTTGCCGTCGGAGTAGTAGAAGGCGTTCTGCCCGGCCTTGAGCGTCGTGCTCACCGTGTCGGAACCCCCGGGGAACGCCAGGGTGATGTCCGCGCCGCTGCTGTTCGTGACGGCCACGCCTTCGCCGACCGCAAAGCCGCCCGAATTGACGTTGCCGGCCGGGAACGTGATCGTGATGCCCGATGCGGCGGCAACGATGTATACCCCCGCATGCTCGGCGCGCACGAGCAGCAGAGACGCTGTGATCGCGCCCATCTGCCTCGCCTTGATGCCCTTGGCGCTGAGCACATCCGCCGGGGTTGCCACGTCATTGTCGATGATCGCGGCATTGAGCTGCGCCAGCGTCATCTGGAACGTGTTGGCCCCGAAATTCATCGTCTTGCCGCTGAGCGTTACCGCGCCGGTTGCGGTCACGAGGTCGCCGGGCAGGGTGGCGAGCGTGGAAATCGCCACCGTCCAGTTCGAGTGGGTACCCGCAGCGCCGATCTCCGCCACGTTTACTACGGCAGCCCCGGTCTCGTGGTCGTAGCTGGTGACGCGTCCGGTCATGAACGCATCGGTGTTGAGCACTGCCGCGATGGTCAGGACCTGACCAACCTGAATGAACCGGCCCGCGCTGATGACGAGCGCCTTAAAGCCGGTGCCGACGGTCAGCGTGCTTGTCGAGCTTGCCGTCGACCAGTCGTTGAGGTCCGCGTGGATCTGGTCGAAGGCGCTCTCGACACGCTTGAACTCGGCAGTGATCTGCGACGAGCGGGCAACCGTATGCGCCCTGAAAACGTCTGCGGAGAGAAAATAGGGGTTGCTCATCGCCGCACCTTTCGCGCCGAGTGGTGGACCGAGTAGGCTTGCAGGACGTGCGGCGCTTCAGTCGCGCCGCCTGCCGAGACGAAGGTGAAGCTGGCGTTCCGGCCCTGGCCGTCGACGTAGCACTCTGCGACACCTGAAATTGGGGCGGACCAGTAGAAGTCGTCCCAGGTCGCCTGATCCCAGAAGCCGCCGCCGCCGCGCACGGTGAACTCGCCGCCGCTGTCGATGGGCTGATCGTCCTCGCCGTAGTTGAACTGCACGGTGATGCCGATACGGGCGCTGGGCGGCCCCTTCATCTCGACCGACACCTTGTGGAACCGCTTGTCCTGCATCGCGGACTTGAAGTGGTTGAAGGGAAGGACGGCGACCGCGCTGATCGCCTCGCCATCGAAGCTGGTGCCGGAATCGAGCCGGTAGACGTACCCATCCTCCGCGCCGACAAGCAGCGCTTCCCCGTCATTCAGTTCGCCCTGGCCGAACGAGAACGGCACGAAGCCGAACGAAAAAGGGATCGCTTGCGGCTTCTTGCTGCCCATGTAGACCGAGAGCCCGGTACCGTCTGCGTAGTAGACCCGGTACTGCGACTTGGCTCGCGAGACGAGGCTGCCGACGGGCTTATTGCCCGCTTTGCGCCGCCCCTTGAAGAACCCCTCGAAGTGCTCGGAAAGCGTGCCGGTTTTGAAGTTTCCGAACGCCTGCGTCGCATCGAGGCTGCGCATGCCGCGAAGGTCGAGGTAGACGGTCCGCGCGATGCGCTGCGCCGTGTCCGGCTCGGCGCCAGCCTCTTCGGTCAGCGTGTCGAGCACAAAGTCGTCGATGTCATGGCCCTGCAGGATCGCGATCTTCTGCGCGCCGAAGAAGGCGACGGTCGTTTCGTTCGCCTGCACGACGTTTGTGATCTCGGTGCCGATGCCAATCTCGCCCGCGCCCAGGATGACCTGCCACGAAAGCGGCTCGCCGGGCTGCGAGACCTGCACCGAACCTCCCGCGAAGGTGAAGCCGAGGCCGTTGCCCACCTCGAACACGCGCTGCGGCGTATCGGGCACCATCCCGGTCTCGATGGGGACCATTGATCCGGAGACCAGCTCGAAGCCGTTGGCAGCGCCGGTCGCGCCGTAGAGCCGGTAGCGATTGCTCGCACCGTAGAAGTTGTGGCCGATCCAGCGCACCCTGCCGCCGGGCGCGAAGGTGTTATCGGTCATCGTGCCTGCGGTAGCGATAACGTCGGTTCCGACACGCAGCGCTTCCCCGTCTGCGAAAGCCCCGGCGATCCCGATCAGGTGGACCTTGCCCGCCGCAGAGCCATCGTCCCACGAACCAGTGTCCTCGACGATGCGAATAACGGTGGCCTGCGCTCCCGACGTGCCTCCATTGATGACATCGCCCTCGGCGAACCCTCCGGACCCGGCAGAGAACGTCAGCCGCGAGGAATTGGCGAGGGCCTGCCACGAGTTTGCCGTTGCCCGGTAGCCAAGCAGCGCCGTTCCTGCCGAATTGTCTCGCCATGCGTAGACCGATCCGAGGTGCACAGCGGCACCGCGAACCGGCCCCGAGCCGGGAACCTGAGCAATCTGAGCCCGGCGGAATGCCTGCGCGGCCTCAAGCCAGCCCGTCGCGGACACTTCGTCATCCGCCTCGCCTTCGTTCGCGAGGCCGGCCGCCAGCGCTGTCGGCAGCGCGCCAACCGCAAGCTGCTCGCCGGGGATGAACGCGCCTGAAACCGCCACGAGCACGAGATAGCCCGCAGCGTCGTTGTCGGCCCAAGCGCCGGACGTCAGAACGGGGTCGACGAGCAGCACACCGGTCGCGCCGCTGCTCTGACCGTTCAGCGTCTGCCCGGACGCCATGGCTTCGGTGCCCGTCTCGAACTGCAAGCGCCAGAATACAGCCGCCGACGGTGCGGTCGTCCCGTCGAAGCGCTCGTAACCATCCACGCGTCCGTACCCTTCGGCCAGCGGTTCGTAGTTCGTGCCGAAGATGAGGGATTCGGGAGGTGTGGCCAGCGCCGGACTGCTGGTGTCGAGGCCGCCGACGAGAGCGAAGGTGTCGATCTTCTGGCTCAAAGCTCGATCTCCGGCGTCAGGTCGCGGACCATGGCGGAGTAGGCGTCGCGGTAGCGGATCATCGCGGCACCGGCCTGGAAGCCAGCCTCGTCGTGCTCGGCAAGCAGCGTGATCGCGAGCCAGACAATCGCCTCGTGATGGTCGTCGGGCATCACCGGCACGTCGTCGTCGTCGGTCAGGCGCTGGATCGAGCGGCGGTACCCGAAGCGCAGGATATATGCCTTGTCGGGTGTCGGCCCGAGGCACAGGCGGCGCTGATCGTCGACCGCGACCGCGCTGGGCCGCAGGGCGTCGTGGACACCAATGTCGTAGGTGTCCCGCCAATGCGCGAAGGGAACGGTGTGAAGCCTGTTCTCGTCCGCGCGCCCGTATGCCGGATCGTAGATCGAGAACGGCGTCGCCCCGTCCGCTTCACGCCTCCACCCGGCAAAATCGGTCACGCCGAGGTCTGCGGCGGCATAACGCGCCTGCCCCACGGTAAGCTCATGGCTCGCTTCGGCGCGCATGAACGCCCAGTCCGGCCGCGCGCGCTGGATCTGCATCCACGCGGTCGATGTCCACTCGACGATCTTCTCCTGCCGGCCGGGCGCGCCGGCAACCGTGGCAAGCCGCTGGGACTTGGACACGGTGCCGCTTTCGCGCTCGACGGCGTTGACCAGTTCGAGGAACGTCGACATGCCGAAGGGCTTTCGTCAGGCCGCAACCGCGAAGCCGGAGCCGGTCGCGATCTCCCAGGCGTCGATCTCTTCGTCGCTCGGCATTTGCCGCACGGTGAACGGGTAGGAATGGATTTCCTCCCAACCCATGATGGGCTCCTTCGTCACCGGGTTCAGGTCGTCGGTTTCGACCGCCGCCTTCTCCTTTGCGTTATCGAGCGCCAGATAGACGCGGTACGGCACGTCGATCTCGACGCCGCGCTGCATCCGCCAGACGGCCCCGTTGACCGAGACCGTAACTTCCTTCGAGCGGCGCTTGTCGTCCGTCTTGTGAATTTTGATCCGCACCTTCGGGTCGAGGTTCGGGTGCATCAGCGCCTGCGATGCGGGGCGGCTGATCGCCGCCGGGCGCAGCGCAGGGTTCTCCCCTTCGACCGGAACATATTCGGCGGGTGCGGGAGCAGGCGGCGGTGCTGCCATGACCATCGGTTCCGGCGGCTTGGGCAGGGCGGGCACGTCCTTCAGTTCGGGCGCTGCGGCACTGATCTTACCGCGAAGCTGCGCGGCGTTCGTGCCGGTCTTGACCTCGATGCCGAGAAGGGTTTCGGCGAAGTGCTTGAGCGTCGGCATGTCCGCGTCCGCCAGCGGAATGCGCTCGGGCTTGATGTCTTCCATGGTTGGCTCCTGTCAGGGGGTGGTGAATGGGATCACTCGCCGGTGAAGGCGGACTTGGCGCGGGCGATGGCTTCCCTGACGCCGACGCGCGGCTGCTCGCGGTCGATCTCGGCCTTCGCGACGAGTTCGAGCTGTTCCAGCGTCAGGCCCTCAAGGCGCTCCTCGACCTCGGGGACGGTGCCCGTGATGATCGCATCGGCATCGAAGGTGTCGCTGCCGCCGGGGTTCTCACCCCCCGGCGCTCCGCTCCCGGCGGCAGCGTCGCTCTCGTCGGCGCTTCCGGAGCCGACGGGCGAATCCTCGTGGATTGCGACTTCCAGACCTGCTTCACGGGCAACCTCGATCACATCCTCGGGCAGTTCGAGAGGCTTGCCGTACTCGTAAGGGTAGGCCTTACCGTTGATGCTGATCGGACGAACCGCTTCGAGCGGGCCGGTTCCAGCGGGGCGAAGGATCGTGCAGGTGCGATTGGTCATGGAATTTCTCCGGGGGTTTCAGGATGCGCGCCCGTTCGGTGCCGGGCGCGCCCTGGGTTCAGTCTTCGACGAGAGTGACGGTCAGTCCCGCATCGCGCGCGGCGCTGATCGCCGCCTGCGGCCAGTGGACCGCTTCGCCGAACTTGTAGTGGTAGGGGTGGTCGTTCACCCGGATCGGCGGGGTAGCCTCGCAGGGGGTCGCGCCTTCCGGGGCTTCCACGATGCAGGCAATCAGTGCCTGGTTGGTGAACGGGTCTTTGGACTTCGACATCACAGCCTCCATGGCTGCGACGCCGGAAACGAAGCCCCGGCGTCGCCATGGGTGGATCAGTATTCGGCGCTGCGTGTGGCCTTGTAGGCAAAGACCTTCGCGCTTTCCGAAAGCGCCGAACCGACGGTGAAGCCCTTCTTGCTGGACAGGTTCGTCGGGCTGTAGGCGCTGACACCGTTGGCCGTGATCTTCGCCATCGATGCGTTGCCGCTGGTCGCGTTGTCTGTGACCGCGCGGTGGTAGATCGCCGATGCGGCGGGCATGGAGCTATACCATTCCCACTTGTCGTCGCCGTCGGTGACGTTGACGATCTCGACGTGCTCCGGGATCCAGCCGAGTTCGATGTTGATGGCGGCTCCGGTGCCGGTAAACGTGCCGATCTTGACGTTGCTTGCCATGATCTCTTGTTCCTTCTGCTTGATTGCCGATCAGGGGAGGACGCCGCAGCGCCTCCCCGTCACGATCAGAGGGCCGAAGCCGCGACTTCGAGGCGAGCCATCCACGTCTCGTTGAGACGCACCGCGGCAAACCACGCCTTCCAGCCGACGAAGCCGCGCTGACCCAGCGGGTCGGAGGCGGAAGGCTGGTTGGGGTTGATGACGATCGGCATCACCGCGAGGTTGTTGCCTTCCTTCGTCTTCTGGTTCTTGAGCGGGGTGAGGCCAAAGGCGTCCTGGCCGAAGAACAGCACCGGATAGACATCCGCGCTGACGCCGCCGGTGGAGAGCACCGTGCCGCCGTAAGCGCCGCCCGCGTTCGCCCAGGGTTCGAGGTCCGGCGTCAGGATGTAACGCACGTTCTCGACCGCACCGACTTCCTCGGGGCAGATGGGCTTCATCGAGCCGTACTTCGCAACCGGCACGAAGCCGGTCATGTTGCGAACGTCGGGACCGATGTCGGTGTGACCGATGGCGACGTAAGCCGCCTCGACCGCCGAGGTGCCGATGTTGGGCGAGGGGCCGAGCACCGAAGTGATCTGCTTCGCCTTGGCGCGCTGCAGGGCGCGGACAACCGCACGCTGCTTGTTGAGGCTGATCGCGGTGTTCACCGCCGAGCGCGAGGCACCGTTGGCGTAGTAGACCGAGGTGCCGCCCTTCACGACGTTGTAGACGACCTGCTCGGTCGTCGCCGCCGCCTGCTCGCCGGTAAGCTGCATCATCACCTTGAGGACGGGGTCCTCGTGGGTGTCCTCGACCACGTCGGTCAGGCCGTGCACATCGCCCCACTGCTGGACGGTGACGCTCACGTCCTCGAACGAGGTGCCGGACACGGACGGCGTGACGCCTTCCTGCAGCGGCGCGGTCACGGGTGCATAAGGCACCGCGCGGCGGAACTTGATGGTCTGGCTCTTGTTCTTCGGCAGCGGCTTGAGCTGGCCGAAACGGGAAAGCACGAGCACGGGTTCGACGTGCTTGAGCATTTCGGTGTAGGCGTAGGCCGCCGTGCGCGGGCTGATGTCGCCGTATTGGGTAATTGCCATGGGACTTGACCCCCCGATGGGGGCGCCCGGCAATGCCTCAAGCGCCCCGTCTCAACCGGCGGCCGTCCCGTTGATCCTCGTCAGCCCTTCGGCATGAAGGCATCGACGGCCGCATCGAAGTCGTCTGGAACTCCGGTGGTCACTGAGGGGCCTGTCCGTCCCGTGTCCCGGCCTGCTGCGAGTTGCCGCTGGCGTCGGTCCTGGGCTTCGATGGCTCCTGCATCAGGCTCAGACGGTTTAGCGCCGATGCCGAGATCGGCCTTGAACTTGCCGATCACGAGTGCCGCCTCATGCCCGTCGACGATGGCGTTGAAGTTGCGCTCCATCGCTTCCCGGATCGCCTGGGGCTGGGTCGCCAGCCATCCGCCGAACCGGTCATCCTGGGCCGTCGCCTGCCAATCGGGGTGAAGCTCGGTCAGGCGATTTTCCTGCGCCTGATAGTGAGCCTGTGCCTCCCGCTGCTGCATGGCTCCGACCGGAGCCTGAAGCTGTGAAATGGTGCCTCGAAGGCGCGCCATCTCGTCGAGAAGCGGTCCCGCGACTTCCGGATATTCTTCGCGAAGCTGCTTCAGGTGTTCGGCGACTTCCGGCTCGTCTGCCGTCTGCCCGCCCTGGCCCTGCGGCTGCCCCGTTCCGGCTCCGGCCCCGGCCTGCTGCCTGTCGCGTTCGGCAAGTTGTGCACGGAGCCTCTGCAACTCCCTGTCACTTGCCGACTGCCTCCCACGGGCACCCTCGAAACGCAGGTTTGCATCTCGAATGGCATCTTCGTGGGCCTTGCGCAGTGCCGGGTCTGCATTTGCCCAGATGTCGTCTTGGGGTTTTGCCTGATCCGGGGGCGCGCCTGCGCCAGCGGTTGGCTCCTTGGACGCCGCAGCATCAGCCGGGGCGGGACTTTCGCTGGCTCCGGGGAGCGGCTCTTTCGGGTCGGACGTGTCGGCGGCGGAAAGGTCCGGTTCCGACTGGTCCCCCGAAAACTCCGCGACGGCGGCATCGAAGTCCTCATCCGACGACGGCGACGCATCGGCGTTGTCGGGTTGAGACGCATTTTGCACTCCGTTGGCGCTCACAGTCAATATCCTTTCGTTTCGGGGGGTCAGTATCCGGAGACTTCGGCGCTGCCGATCGTCGTGTCTCCGGGTGCGGATTCGAACCAGGCGACGAACTGGTCGATGGTCTGGATGCGTGTCTGGATCGCCAGAACGTCATCCGGCTTAGCGGTGACGAGGCTTTCGAGCAGCTCCGCGCGCTGCGACATGGCGTGCCGCTTCACCTCGGACCATGGGCGATATGCGCTCATTGCGGCGATCCGGGCTCGCGCGCGCCCATGCTGATCGCACCGCCCGAACCGGTAGGCTCGAGGCCGCGAGCCTCGGCGCGGCGCGCCGCCTCGCGCTCCATGGCGATCTCCGCTGCCAGCGAGCGCTCGGAACTGGCGATCTTCTCTTTCTCGATCCCGGCCTTAGCGCTGACGTCGAACACGCCTTTCTTGAACATGGCGTTGATCTGCTCGAGCGAGATTTCCCGATTGGACGCCAGTTCGGCCATGGCCTGCTGCGCCCGTAGCTGGGCGATCTGCATGTTGACCCCGGCGACGTCGAGACGGCTCTTCGCGTCGATCTGCGCCACTTCCAGTGCCGACTGCGCCCGGATCGCCTCAGGGCTGTCCGGCGCGCTCTGCTCGCTCATCGCCTTGAGCTTCTGCAGGTAGTCTTCCTCGGGCAGCAGCAGGTCTTCGGGGTTGATCGACATCGCCTGCAGCACCAGCCGCATCGCGTGGTAGGCGCGGAAGCCGACGCCGAGGATGGGGTGCACGGACCATTCGCGGATGATGGCCATGAGCTGCTCGGTCTGGATCTCGCGCACGAGCAGAACCGACGTGCCGCGCGCCTCGACCTTCATGTCGCCCTTGACGTCCTCGCGTTCGGAGAACTGCATGTTGAAGTCGTAGACGCGGCTGACCGTACCGGTCGTGAGGTCGTCGTCCCAATTCTTGACGACGCGGCGGAAGACGACGTTGGCCGAGTTGAACAGCATCGACATGCCGCCGGCGGTCTGCGTGGTGTGTGCGCCCATCTCGCCCTGCGCGATGAGCGGCATGGCGACGGCCTCGTCGACGAACCGGACGGCAAGCTGCACGATGGCCGCCAGCATCTCCTGGTTCATCGGGATGTCGAAGGTCTGGAAGGGGTTCTCCTTGCGCTGATCGCCCCCGGCCTTGCGCACCCACTGCCACACCTTGCGCGGGGTCAGTTTCCAGCGACCGTTCTCCGGCGCTACCGATTCCTTGTCGATGACGACCTGCGGCCCCACGGCAAGCGCGGCGTTGTCCATCATCATGCGGATGGCCGAATTGAGCATCGTCTGCTCGTGGCGCATCAGGCGCGGCACGCCAATGCCGCCGAGGATCGTGGCCTCGCCCTTCTCGAAGGTAGCGACCGAGTAGAGCGACGCGCCGCTGTCGAGGATGTAGTCCGGGTCGATCTTGAGGAGCGTGGTGCCGCAGAAGAACACGCGGACCATGGGCACTTCGAGCGCGGTGCCCTTCTCGATGCGCTCGGCTTCCTTGAACTTGCCGTTGGCGCGCAGCATGATGACGATGTGCTCGGCCTCGAGCGGCCCGTGGTACTCCCACAGGTGGTAGCGGTCGCGCAGGAGGCTGACGCCGTCCGCCGTGCCACCGGCCGATTCCATCGCCTGCAGTTCCGCGACGTAATTGAGGCTTGGGTCTCCCGACGCGCCCTGCGCGCTCACCCCTTCCTTGATGAGCCGGGCCACGGCGTGCGGATAGAAATCCATGTCGCGCGCCATGCGGCGGAGCATCTTCTTGTTGGGAAGGTGTCGCTCGAAGGTGTATTCGCACTCCTCCATGTTCGACGCCGACGGGTCGGGGAAGAAGTGCCAGTAATCGACGCGCCGGAACTTCGGGGTGCGGTCGTCGTCTGCCTTGAGTTCGTACTGTGTCCGCGACACCTTCCCGTCGACGACGACGGGCGTCCACCCCCGCCTCGGACGGTCGTTGACGATAGGCCCCTTGAGGATGCCTGTCCCGACCTTGCACAGGTCCTCGATGACGTCGCGGCAGCGGGCCGGATAATTGCTCTCGGTAAGCTGGTCGTCGATCAGGCGCTGCATGGCCTGCGAGGCGCGCCGCGCGTACTCGATCTCGGCCTGCTGCTTCCGTTCCTGATCGCGCAGCGCCTTCGCATTGGTGAGTAGCTGCTGCGCCTGGCCGGGTGCATCGCTCTCGATGGGACCGCCCGCCTCGTTAACGCTGGCGTTGTGCTCGTCGACCAGCCCCTGCGCTTGCCGCTCCATCTCCTCGGCTTCATGCGCGAGGTCGCGGGCCTGCCGGGTAAGCTGCGGCACGGGCGTCGGGTCGATGCCCCAATTGCGTTCGTCGTTGGGGAACAGCATGTCGCCCATGCGCGCGATCCATGCGTTCGTCTTGGGCCGCGTGATGTTGATGAATATCCGGCTGCGGCTGTCGTCGTCCTTCAACGCGGAAAGCACGTCCGCCTCGTAGATGCCGTGGAACTGCCGCAGGTCTTCCAGCCAGCGCTGTTCGGTTCCGCCGCGGCGCTGCACGGCCTCGGTCGCAAGCTGCGATAGCTCGGACATGACCAGCCCCATCGCATGCTGGAGCTTCTCCCACTCCTTGCGGCCGGCGTCCTCGTCGTCGTCGTCGATGATGACAAGGGCGGTCGATGCGGTCTGGTCCATGGGGTCAGTATCCTGCGAGGCGGTCGGCGGCGGTGAAGGCGTTCTCTGGCCGGGCGATCACGGGCTTGGTGCGCATGATGTTGGCCATGGCGAGGACGAGGTAGCGGATGGCGTCCATGAGGTGGTCGAACTCCTTGACTATCCGGCCTTTCTCGTCGCGCCGGTACAGGCGGTGCTCGTTGAGGACGTTCTGGCAGGACCGGAATATCTTGAGGCGGCCGGAAGAGAAGCGCTGCCAGACTTCGAGGATGCCCGCCTCGACCGCGTTGTTCGCGAGCTGCAGGTTCAGCCCGAGTTCGCGGTAGATACCGAGAAGTTGTTCGCCATCCTTCTGTGCGCGCCCTCGCGATGCCGGGTCGATGGCTCCGATGAGCCAGTCGCCCCGCGCCCTGATCGCGTCGGCATGGATCGAGGGTTCGGCCTGCCCCCGGTAGTGCTCGGCGTAGATGTAGAGCACGTCGTTGTCGCGGTCCCAGGCACCGAACGCGGCGGCGGTGCGGTTCCAGCCCACGTCCATGCCGTAGCCCTTGGCGAAGTAGGCCGGGATGGCGAAGGGATCGACGATGATCTCGCTCTGCTCGATGGGGTAGATCGCACCCGCGCCCAAACTTGGCGTCCCTTTGGAGCGTGCGTCGCGAAGGTGGACAGGGGTGTTTTCCAGCAACTCGCGCTTCGTGGTGTCGTCGATGTGCGGGACGTCATCCCAGCCCGCCTGCACCATGTATTTCGACGAGTTGATCTGCGGCACGCCCTGCAATCCCACCTGCTACCGGTTGTCCGTATACGACAACAGCGGCTTTGGCGGAAGTGGCGCTATCAGACGCCTTCGGGCCGCATCTCCTTGGGCAGGAACTGCAGCACCTGCGGCGTCAGGCCGGAAAGCGGGGTGAACGTCGTGAGCACCCGTCCGCGCGTCGTGGCGGTGCGGATCAGGCACTCGTTGTAGACGTCCTCGGGGCATTCCTCGTCGAGCCAGATAAGCTCCTTCGCGGTGCCCTGGAACGCGCGCCGTCCCTGATCGAACGACTTGAACGCGATGACAGACCAGCCGCCGGTGACGTGCAGGATCGGCACATAGTCGACGAGGTCCTGCACGCCCTGCTTCCACTTGGGCTGGCCGATGCATTGTCGGGGAATCAGCCCGGAACCGTCGAGCGCCTTGCGGCCATCATCGCCGCTGACGACTTGGCCGAGCAGTTCGAGTTGGATGATGTCGCGGGTCGTCTCGTTGGTGTCGCCAGCCGCCCAGCCGCGAATGGGGCGGCGGAAGCGGAAGCCCTCCCACCAATGCGGGTAGTGGCCGGTAAGGTGGGCCGTGACCTCGTAGCCGCCTGCCACCGTCTTGCCGACGCGGTTGGCGGCCAGGAAGCATCGCTCGCGAAAGTCCTTGCCGGCAGCGAAGAACTCGAGGTGGCGGGCATACAGCTCGCGCCGCAGCGGGCCATGGTCGGGGAAGAGGTCTGCGAACCGGCTGTAGCGCGCCCGCTCTTCCTCGGCGAGGATGGGGTCCAGCAGCGCTTCGACAAGCTCGTCGTCGAGCGCTGCCACGAACTCGTCGACGTTCTCGGGAGTGAGTTCGAGCCCCATGGCATCGGCCAGGGGGAGAAGCTGGCCGACAAGATCGGGCAGGCCGAGCATGGCGCTCAGTGCTTCGTCGCGTCAGTCCGCGCGGGCTTCTTCACCGTGGCGAGCGCTTCGGCCAAACGGTCGGCGAGGACGTTGCGCTTTTCCTCGGTCGTCATGTTGTCGCCGATTGGCGCGGCGCGCAGGCTGCCCTTGAGGTTGGTGACGTTGGTGAAGACGTTGCCCACTTCTTTCGCTGCCTGCTCCAGCGCCGACTGCGCACGGGCATAGTCGCCGCGCTTCATCGCCCGGTCGTGGATGATACCGAGACGGCGAAGGCGGTAGGTGCGGTTCGCGATAGGCTCGCTCGCCGTTTCTTCGAGGAAGGCTGCGCGCGTGACTTGGAACAGGTCCACCCACTTCTTCGCGAGGGGGCGGCCGTTCGCGGCCGGAATGTAATGGTGGATCGCCTGCCGGGACACGTCGATGCCGCGATCGGCAAGGTCCGCCTGGATCTCGACCGGGCCGTCGTACATGGCAAGGCGCATGACGATCTCGCGGCGGATCGTGTCCGTCATCTGCTCGTGGTTGTGGTGGTCGCCGCCGGCGGCGTGGCGCGGCTTACGGGCCATCGGGGTTCTCGGGCGGCGGGGTCCAGCCGAGCGCGATCAGCGCCTGTCGCACGCCTTCGTCCTGCAGGCGGATAACCTTACGGCTGACTTCCCGCAGGTCTCGCGTTGGTGCCGCGCGATCCTCGATGATGCTCTCGATCATGTCTTTCGAGAACCGCGTGCTCACATCAAGCGCTGCAAGATTTGCGTATGCCGGCGGATCGATCATGCCGCTTTCCTCATCGCACAGGTCCCGCAGGCGAGCGCGACGGCACCATCCTGCGCACGCGGCCCCCGCCCAGCCGCCTCGACCATTGCCGCCACGCCTGAAGCCCCGGCACCATAGCGCGCCACGACGCCCACGAACTGCTCGACGTCGTGCCCGCGCATGGTGAAGACGGGACGCCCTTCGCGGGTGAAGCGAGGCTCTCCGAACACGCCGACTGCCTGGGCGCAGTGGTACATTTCGTGCTCGATGAGCGCGCAGAACTCGTCATCGCTCGCCATGGCCGCAAGCTCAGCGTCGATGGTGATGATGAAATCCGGCACATCGCCGAACAGGTCGAGTAGCTGCGCCTCGGCCATCATCTGCGACCAGCGCGATCCGGCGGGCCGGGGCATTCGTGCCTCGCCTGCGATCCTGCGGCCGCGATTCTCCGCGATGCCGTTGGTCCACAGCCAGCCGATGGATGCCTGCTGCAGGTGTGCGTGGTCCGGGTTCGTGAGCGGCGAACCGCCTGCGATGAAGCACGCGCGCGCCCAATCGCCGAGCGCGTCAGCGGGCACGAAGCGCGTGACGTTCTCGGGCAGTTCGGGCGGGATCGGACGCTTCATGGCTCCGGCTTATGGCATGGATTGTCGAGATCGGACAGAGCGCGTTGGCGGTCAGCAGACTTGCAATCGACTAATGAGCCAGCGATTGTGATGCTGCCTTGCCAGAGGTATCGAATTCAAGCCCGCTCGGTTTGTATCGATAGGCGGTCCGGGGAGTGATGCTTCCCGGACCGCCTCACAATTTACGATCAGCAGCTCGCCGCGCCTCGTCGGCCATTTGATGCAGTTCGTGGCGCACCAACCTATCCACCGCCAACTCAAGCGCGCCCCGTAGTGCGGCGGTTCGCCTCCGCTCTAGCGCCAATCGGTACAGGGTGATTAGCGAACATGCGGACAAGACGCAGAGCATGACAGCCATCGCGTCGCCGGAAATCGTGATCATTTCTCAACTCCTTCCTCAGGGTCAACATCGACGCAACAGCCCTCGACGACCGCCTCCGACGGCGGGGTGGGCTTGAACCGGGCGCGCAGGATCCACCGCCCATCGTCATCCATCCGGATCAGCGAGCGCGTCTCGGCGACGCTCAGCCATGACGACGGCAGGGCGTTGATCTCGTCCCGGTCCAGCATCCCGTCCGCGATCGCGGTCATGGTCTCGTCGAACCGTGCCTGCCGCTCGTGCATGATCGCGGCCTTGGCGCGCAGGCGCTGCCGTACGGCATCGTCGTTTCGCTTCCAGCGTTCGAGGATGGCCAGGCACTCGGACGTGCTCGGGAAGAACTGGCAGGTGCGCAGGGCCTCGACGACCATGAACTCGATTGCCAGCTTCGGATAGGAGCCGATGGCGATCTGATAGGCTCGCACGCGCAGGGTGCCGCCGACGTCGTCGTCCTTGCGGCGGGGCAGGGTGGACATCATCCGCAGGCACTGCGCGAGGAACCGCTCGTCGGTCCCGGCCATCGGGGGAAGCGGTGCGGCGACGATGGCATCGAGGGCGGCAAGCTCTTCATCCGTCAGGCGCGCCCTCGTGATCGCCGTAGATGACGTCGTCGAGAGCGCGTTCGAACCCGTCGCGGTGATCGTACCCATCGCGGCGGTCAGGTGTTCGCCCAGGGGCTGCATGTCGCTCATGGCTTCGGTCCTCCTTGACCGGGTAGATGTCGATCCAGTTATTGCGGGTGGACTGGTCGAGGACGACAGCAGGCGCATGGCCTTCGTCCCTGAGCTTCCCGAGACGATTGGCGAGCAGGAACATGGCGTTCACGGTGGGCGTCTTGTCCCGCTCACGGCGCATCTCGATGAACTGGTCCCACGGCTCTTTCGGGATCCACTCCGGCAGGTCGAACTCGGCAGGCGGAGGCTTCGCCTTGCGCTTCTTCGGAGCGGGCTTTTCCGGTTCGTTTTCGCCGTGGGGGGCTATGGGGGGAGATATACCGTTAGGTATATCTATATGTTGAGGTTGAGGGGCATTGCGTTCGCTTATGCGGTCGCATGACTCACTTCGTTTGTTTTCAACACGTTGCTTGCTCCAACGCGTGCGCGCATTTTCGCGATTACTCGCGCTTTTTTGGTCAGCGTAAACACGCTCTTTCGAAAGCCGCGGATTACTCCAGCGGCCATCGCGAACGGTCCAGAATTCTAGCATGGTGGGCCGCATCAGCTTCCACTTGCGCAGGCTTAGCCGGACGATCCGGGCGAGCTTGCGGTCGTCGTCGGGAAGGCCGCAATCGTCCTGCGTCCATGCCGTCATCATCAACAGCAGGTACGCGCCATGCTCCTCAGTCGAGAGGTGCTGTGTGTCGCCGAGGTAGTCGGCGGGAAAGAGCGGTATGTAGGCGGGGCTGCTCAAGCCTCCCTCCATTCCACGATGTCCGATGCGTGCCCGATCAGGCTCCATCGGGTCGTCTCGCGCTTGCCGGTATCGACCGGCCAGCTTTCCTTCGGCTCCGCGCCGCTGCGCAGGCGGACGTAGACGCGCGCGATCGGCGGGGCATCCTCTGCCTCTCGCGTCGGCTTCGCGCCCGCGTTCGGTTTCCAGCCTCCAGCCGCCATCAGTGCCTCACGAACTCGATGGTGCGCGCGATCTTCCAGCACAGTCCGCAGGACGCGCAGTCCTTCACGCGTCCGCGCTCGTAGGGGCAGACGACATGCTGGCTTTCCTCGGCGCGGTCGATGACGAGCGAGCCACGCGGGCCTGCCTGGCCGCTGAACCGGATGTTGCAGCGCTCAGGGTACTGCGCGTTCATCCAGCCCAAGGCGCTGCCGACGGCGGTGCGGGGCAGGTGGGCGGTGAAGCCGAACAAGTGGAGCTGCGGCACGTCTTCCAGCAGCAGGCCCCACAGGTCCGCGTAGGCTTCCGAGTAGAAGTCGCCCAGGACGTGCAGGCGCACCGCGAACCCCTCGGGGTGACGATGCCCGAGCATCATCACTTCCTCGATCAGGCGCTCTTCGAGATCCGGCCCGGCGCGGTGCCTGCGGGCGAGGTGCATTCGGTTGCCGTAACAGGAGAACCATTCGCGGCAGCCGCTCGGGCAGGTCTCGCGCTCGACCAGCGTGAGGGCGTAGATGGCGCAGCCCTGCCATGGGCCATGCTTGACCCTGCGGCCGAGCTTGCGGTGCTGGCCGCCATCCACGAGCAGACGCGGGCTGTCCGCAGCTTCGACGATGGTGCCCGGATACCGGGTCGTGCGGTCCCGAATGGCGCGGTGGGTGTCCGCGAGACGCGAGGGGCCGCGATCCTCAAACGGCAAGCCTTCCTCGCGCGCGATACGGTAGACGGCACCAACGCTCGTGTTCTGGCGCTGCGCGATCTCGCGGATCGGGAGCGCACCCCACATCGCAGCGAGTTGGGCGCGGCGAGCGGCATTCCAGGCAGCCCGCGTCATTGGCTCTGCCCTTCAAGCGTCTCGCGCGCCTTGCGCGCCGACATATACCGGCGCAGTGTCTCGTAATCCTCGCGCAGGTGCTCCGGGCAGTCCGGCCACACCAGCGCGGGACCTCCACGCGCCCCGCCCTTTCTCCCGCCTTCCTTCAATCTGCGCGTCAACTCGTCGTCGGGGAGGCGCACGCCCCAGCGGTGCATGTTGACGGACAGGGCATTGCGGGAGATTCCGAACCGGGCAGCGACCTCGCGCGCGCTCGAGTCGGGTGCGAGGTATTCGGCGATCATCTTCCGGCGGCGCGCTTGCTGCATGCGGGCGGTCAGCGGTTTCGGGGAAAGCACGCCTTTCACTCACGCCTCCGCCAGCACGCCGTGTCCGCGCAGGATCGCGAGGCCGTCGGCTTCGGAGCGGGCGATGTGGAAGGGGACGCCGTTAGCTGCGCACCAGTCTCGGAAGTCGCGCTGGCCCAGCCGTAGCCCGCCTTTCGCGCTTTTGAATTCGATGGCACAGCAGCCACCGCCCCACAGGAACAGGTAATCGCTCGCGCCTGTGATGAGGCCGAGCGCGCGGGCGAGGGCGACGAGCGGCGGCACGACCGCGCGGAACCCTTCGGCGGTCTTTCGTCTCACGATCATGCCGCCCAGCTCGTTCGCCGGGTGCGTCCAGACCGCGCGAAGCCGCCCGTCGAGGGTGGCCGCGCGCAGGCTGTTCGCGAACCCGTAGGCGATCCGGTCTTCCTCCCCGAGCCTGAAGCCGCTCGACAAGTTGGCGTGCGCCATCAGCCGGTAGAGGAAGGCCGGAGTCGCCATGGGTCAGGCTTCAGGCGCGCCGGCGTAGACCGGCAGGTCCGTCCGCGCCGCGACGACGTCGATCGCTTCGTTGAACGCGGTCTCGAACGTCAGGTCCGGCCGCCACAACTCGTACCAGAATACCAGCCCGGCAGGCGTCTTGCGGTAGCGGAACCGGGCGATCAGGCGGAACAGGTCCTCCGAGCGCGCGAACACCGGAATGACGATGGAGAACATCGTCGGCAGGGTGAGCGGCTTGCCGTCCGCGTCAGTGTGCTCGGCATCGAAGGTGAACTGCGATTCCCCGGTCGAGAGGTTCTTGGCCTCGCGCACGACCGAGTTCTCGTAGACCTTCAGGCCAAGGCTGATCTCGATCAGCTTGGTCGGCGAGGCGATGCTGCCGCGATTGGCAGCGACAAACGCCTTCGACTGCTGGGAGAATGCCTCGACCGGATCGCTCGACACGTCGACGATGTGATCTTCGAGGAACCGAGCGAATTCGCCCATGCCCATCGGCTCGGCGTTCTTCTCGGTCCACGCCTTCCACTCTTCGGACAGCGGGAAGGCGTATTCTGCCTTGTGGTGCATGTTCTGCACCTGCGCAGGGACGCCGTCCCCCTCGGCAAGAATGTCCGCGTTGTCGGGATGATAGTCGAAGATCGCGGTGAGCCGGGGGTTCTTGAAGTCGTCGCAGGCGAAGATGGCCGAATGAGACAGCTTGAAGCGGTTCACCAGCGCCACGAAGGACGCAAGCTGGGTCAGCTTCGCCGTGCCCTGGCGGAAAAGCGGGAACTGGCGGTAGCCGTCCCATGCCAAAGGTGGGATGGGCACGACGCCCGTGCGCGTGATGACGAAGTGACCTGCGGTGCCGTCGCGCGGGTCGTTGATGAGCCCGGCCTGCGCCCGCATTTCCTCAGAAGCGACGTTGAAGGCGGTCTTCATCAGCTCGCCGGTACGGTCGGCGATCTGCTCGCGCACGACGTCCACGTTAGTGTCGCGAGAGTGGTGGTAGGTCGGGTAGCCAGCCGAATTGGCTGCAGCCGGATCCGGCTGCGCGGCGTTGTCCTGGGTATCGTCCATGTCGGTGTCCTTTCGAGGGGTGTTGAGATCAGCCGCGGATGGTGCGCGGCTCGGCTCCGACCTCGCGGATCGTGCCGAAGAGGTTGCCCTGGTTGGGTTTGTTCGGGGTCAGGCGGCCGTCGCGGGTGAACCACGCGATGGTGGCCCCGTGCTTTTCGATCGGCAGCTTGAAGGCGAGGCTCGGCGTCAGCACCGAGAACTCGCGGTCGGGATCGAACTCCACGTCGATGGTGAGGGTGATCTTCCCCTTGACCTTGCGGTTGGTGTCGACGCCCGCAGCTTCGAGCTTCTCGGCGAACTCGCACAGGGGCTCGCGGCTGTCGGCGTTGAACTGCCCGTCCTTGAGCATGATGACGAGGTCGCTGAGGGTGGATGCGGCGGGATAGCGCTGGCCGCCGTCGGCTGCGTTGGTCTCGTAGACCTCGCCGGTTCCGGGGTCGTGCGAGGGTGGATCGTTGGTGGCCATGATTGATGCTCCCGGCGCGCAGTGCAGAGGGTGCCGGAGAGAGGCGCGCGCCGCCGCCACCCCCGGTTTTCGGGGTCAGGCGGCCTGCTTGTCCTTGCGGGCCTGGGCCTTCTTCCAGCGCCGGTGCACGGCGAGGAAGTCGTCGACGGTGACAGCGCCGCCGGTCAGCTTATGATACTTGTCGATCAGGGCGGGTCTCGGCATCCGCGACCCTTCCTCATGCCGGTGCACGACCTTCGCGTTCGAGACGCCGAGGAATTCGGCGACGTCGGCGAGGGTAAGGCCGCGCAATTCGCGATACGATCTGAGGTCCATGCGGGCCGATATGTCCTAATAGGACAATAAAGGCAAGCAAGAGAACTGGCCTAATGCGACGTGAGCCGCTAGGAGGGGTGCGCTAAATGTCCCTCATGAAGACACCGCGCCGCTATGCCCCGAACCGTATCAAGGAACTCCGCAAGTCCGCCGGGCTCACCCTGGAGGAGCTTGGGGCGCGGATGGACAGCGAGCTTACGGCCAGCACGATCGCGAAGCTGGAGAGCGGGCGCATGGCCCTGTCGCTCGACTACATCAACGACATCACGCGCGCGCTGGGGGTTCCGCCCGAGCAGATATTTGAACAATATGTTGTTAACCCTGTTCGTCTTATCCCCGTTGCAGGGCAGATTTCTGCCGGTAATTGGCGAGAGGCGATAGAGATGAGTGATGAAACGCTCGCTGTGCCGGGGCACCTTAAAGGCGAGCGTTTGTTCGCCTTGAGGCCGTCTGGCGATTCCATGGACCTGATTGTTCGCGACGGAGGGTTCATCGTTGTCGATCCTGACGACCGCGAACTTGTCGACCGCAAATACTATGCTCTCGCCAATGCCGAGGGCGAAACCAACTTCAAGCAGTTCCGCGCCGATCCCATGCGCCTGTGCCCTTGCTCGACGAATCCCGAGCACAAGGACATGACGCTCGGGGCAGAGCCGTTCGTGGTGATCGGACGGGTCGTTTACGTGGGGCAGGAACTCTAAGCGGCGATAATGTCGCAATGAGACAAAACGGGTATTGACGTTTTGTCCTAAACGGACATAGAACGGCTTCCGACATGGTTCGGAGACCGTTATCGTGCATTCCTCGAAGAAGATCGACGGACAACCGGTTCCCCCGGCTGTCGCTGCTTTCCGCCCCAAGCTCGCGTCTCGCCCCCCGCACGCCGAGCGTTCCAGCCTGACTACCGCGCCCGCTGATGCAGCGGGCGGGCGCGGCAACCCTGCCATCCTGCTCGAGATCATGGAGGCACTCGCTCCTTTCGTTGGCGCTCGCAACAACGGCGATCGCGACGAGCGGGGGTACCTGAAAGAGCCTACCGCTTGGGTCGACATTCGCTACCCGGGTGCTCGCCGATACGATGCCGACATTCGCGGCGTCGATGAATTCGGCATCTCGACGCTGTTCTATGCGGGGACCGAGCTGATCCCGTGGACCGACGTCCGCGAGGTCCGTATTCGCCGCGAGGGCCGCGCAGATACGACATATACCCGTATCGGGCGCGGCATCGGCGACTTCGACGTCCAGCCTGAGCGGCGTCCGTCATGATCCGCCGCATCGCTCCGCCCGCCGCCTGCATGGCCGTGTTCCTCTACTTGTTCGAGCGCATCGCCAGCGGCTTCGCCCGTTCGGCCGCGCTGCAGGCATTCGTCCACGAGAGCCCTTGGGTCGCAGCCATGGCTCTTTTCGCGCTGGTCGGCTTTTCTGGCCTTGCCACGGGCATCGTCATCGCGGCGATGCTCACCGGCCTGCGCGAGGACCGCGAGAACGGGGAGCGCGACTGATGCCCCCCGTCTCGCAACCAGCCTCGCCCTTGCTGCGCCTGCGCCTCACCGACGGCAGGCATGTGGTGTTCGACAACTATCTCGACCTGCTCGAATTCGTGTTCGAGCGGATGGTTCAGCGGGGCGATCTGTGACCCGCAAGTCGCTCAACTATTCCGAGCGGAGCACCGTCCGGCTGACGGGCGGACCCTCGGTTGCCGTGTCCGAGCCGGAGGCGGGCTTCTTCCGTTTCCGGCTCGGCGCCAGCACCGTGAAGGGTGCCGTCAGGATCTGGCACGGACCTCCGCACGATCCTGTCACCGGCGAGGAGCTTGACCGCTCGCACCGGTGGCAGGCCACTTTCAACGGCGAGCCGGTCGACTTCGACCGCGTCTGGCCTGCCTGCGCCACCGATCCGCTGAGCGAGGAAGAGTACCGCTACATGCTCGCGCGGCAGGATTGGGCGCGCAAGCACGCGCCGGACAGCGCCTGGGTGGGTGGCGGTCGCCGCTACGACCCGCTCGACACCCGAAACCCCCTGCCATTCTGACCCCCGAAGGAGACGCCCCAATGGCTACCAAACCCGTATTCGACGACGTGCCGGCATGGCCCGAGGCCAAGGCCGCGCGCGGCGGCATGGGGCACAACAAGCCCCCGCTCGAGGAACTGATTCCGGCAGAGTTCCGCGCCGCGCTGCTGGCGGATCGCCCCGAGTTCATGGAGAAGCTGGAAGGCGCAGTTGCATCGGCCGACCGGGTCGTCGTCACCGATGACGAGGCTCTCGGCAAGCTGGGCGACCTCGTCAACATCTACCGCGCGCTCATCAAGCACGTCACCGAGACGCACAAGGTGGTGAAGGCCCCGCATCTGGAGGCCGGACGTCTTGTCGACGCCGAGCGCAACGCGCTGGTAGACCGTGTGGAGGACGCCAAGCGGCGCGCCGAGGCCATCGGCAACGACTATGTCGCTAAACGCGAGGCCCGCCTTCGCGCCGAACGCGAACGCCAGCAGGCCGAGGAGCGTGCCGCTGCCGAGCGGGCTGCGACCGCCGAGCGCGAACGCCTCGAAGCGGAGCGCGCTGCCGAGCGGGCTGCAAAGGAATCGACCAGCGCCGCCGAGCGTGCCGAAGCCGAGGAGCGCGCCGAAGCCCTGCGCAAGGCGTCCGAGGAAGCGATGTCCGAAGCGGCGCTTGCAGCCGCGCAGCAGCGCAAGGTGGAGCCTGTCCGCTCCGATGCCGGTGCCGCCGTCTCCGGGCGGCAGGAGTGGACCAGCCAGGTCGAGGATTATTCCAAGGCGTTCCGCGCCGTGAAGGACGATCCGAAGGTTCGCGCCGAGATCGACAAGGCCGTCCAGCGCCTCGTGAAGGCGGGCAAGCGCGAGATGCCCGGCGTGCGCATCTGGCCGGTCGCCAAGGCGAGCTTCCGCTGATCCCCCGCCCCAGCCTGAAAGGCACCACTCCATGTACCTTGTATTCGATACCGAGACGACAGGCCTGCCCTTGTGGAAGGAACCGAGCGATCATCCCGATCAGCCGCATGTCGTAGACATCGCGTGGACCCTCTACGGGGCGGACTTCGCCGAGATCGAGCGGTTCGACGCCATCATCAATCCCGGAGACGGCGTCGTCATTCCCGATGAGGTTGCGGCGCTGCACGGCATCACGACCGAGCGCGCCCGCGACGAAGGCATCGCGCCCGCGAACGTCTTTGCCAACTTCGAAGAGGTGCTGCGCACGGTCGAGATCGTCGTGGGCCACAACGTCAGCTTCGATATTCGCCTCATGCGGATCATGGGTGCGCGGCTGACCGGCGAGAAGTGGGAAAACACCCGCCCGACGTTCTGCACCATGCGCTCGTCCACCTCGCATTGCCGCATTCTCAAGGCGAAGCCACGCTTCGAAACCGACTGGAAGTGGCCAAGCCTGACCGAGGCGGTGAGGCACTACTTCGACGAGGATCACTCGGGCGCGCACCGCGCGCGCCCGGACTGCGACGCCGCTGCGCGCATCTTCTTCCACCTCAAGAGCATGGAAAGGTAAGGCCCATGGCTTCCACCGCCCTCGAACCGCGCCGCGAGCGCGATCCCATAGACGCCCTCAAGAACCAGCTCACTAGGCGCGCCGATGAGTTCCGCATGGTTCTGCCGCAGCACATCACGCCGGAGAAGTTCCAGCGCGTGGTGGCGACCGCCGCAATCCAGAACCCGCAGCTTCTCCATTGCGACCGCCAGTCGTTCCTGCTCGCCGCGATGAAGCTGGCCCAGGACGGCCTTATCCCCGACGGACGCGAAGCCGCGCTCGTGCCGTTCAAGACATGGAGCAGGCAGAGCGGCGAAATCTGGCAAGTCCAGCCGATGCCGATGGTCTACGGTCTCAGGAAGAAAATCCTGCAGTCGGGCGAAGTCATCAGCATCGAAACCGGCGTGGTCTATCACGCCGACCTCGAAAGCGGCCACTTCCTCTACGAAGTCGGCCTCGAGCCGCCGATCCGCTACCGCCCGAACCTGCTGCTCTCGATCGAGGAAACGACCGACGACAAGATCGTCGCGGCCTACTCTATCGCCAAGCTCAAGAACGAGTTCGGGGGCGATCCGTATTGGTCGGTCGAGGTCATGCGCCGGGCGGAGATCGATCAGGTCCGCCAGTCCAGCCAGACCGGCGCGCTCGGCAAGAAGAAGAGGGATGGCACGCCTATTCAGCCCAAGGGCCCTTGGGTCGACTGGTTCGGCGAGATGGCCCGCAAGACGGTCCTGCGCCGTCACTCCAAGGTCCTGCCCATGAGCGGCGACGTGCTGCAGGCTATCGAGCGGGATATGGAATCCGAGCGCGCCGCTGACAGCGCTGCCGCTTATCTCGCCACGGAACCGACGGGCCCGGTGACGCTGCCGGGGCGGGGCGAATTGTCCGACGACGATCAGGACAATCAGCCCAGCCATGACCCCGAAACCGGCGAAGTCGCCGAACAGCGCGACAGCCGCGGCATGACCGAGGTCGACGAGGAAACCGCCCGCGCCCTCGATGCGGGCAACGAGGCCAACGACGGCACGCTCGACGAGGACAATCCGTCTGCCGCCGAGGGGCGCACCGACGAGCAGCACGGCGAGGAGCAGCAGGAGCCGATTTCGGACGACGCCGGAAAGGACCCTTACCGGGGCGCTCCATGGGCTGAACGACGCCGGGAAATCCTCGACGGCTTCAACCTTGCCGAAACCCCCAGGGATGTCGCCCGGACGGACGAGACGCTTGTGCGCCACATGGCCGGGTTTCCGGATGCGGTGCAGGCGGAGCTGGAGAAGGCAGCCGCTGCTGCGCGCAAGAAGTTCCCCTCGAAGCCCAAGCAGGCCGAGAAGGCACAGCAGGACGGCTGACGCCCCCGGAGGGTGCGCCGCCGTCTTCCGGCGCACCCCGAGGATGGCCTTAGCTTCCCCGAAGAGGAACACCCCCGATGCCCGTCTATCTCATCACCGATACGCAGTGCGACACGAAGGTCATGGTCGAGGCCGACCGTCCGGCCGGGGCGATCAATGCGCTCATCAATGACCGGTTCGTCGCATCGTCCAGCCTCGATGCTGCTGCCGCGCTCGCACATGCGGCGGACGGCGTTCACTTCCTGCGCGCGGATCGCGACTTCGCCGAGGTCGACTCGCCAGCCGCTGCGGAGAAGCCGATGGCCGACAAGTGGCTCGCCGATGGTCCGGGGCCGATGCCCGAAGTCATGCCGCGCTGCACCTGCTCCAAGGTGTGGGGCGACAACGGCGGGTGCGCCGCACACGGCAAAGGCACCGAGTGGGCGTCTGCGAAAGCCGAGGATGGCGACGATGACTGACGCCATCCTTATCAACACCGTCTCGGACATGCCCGCAGGCGAGTACGCTATCGTCGAAGCGCTGGGGCATCGCACGCTCGTCGGCAGAGTTGCCGAGGTCGAGAGGTTCGGCACCAAGATGCTGCAGGTAGAACCGCTGTTCGGGCAGGTCATGCTCGGCCCGGTCCTGCTGGGCGGCGGCTCGATCTACCAGTTCACGCCCTGCGACGCGGCGACCGCCTACGCGCGCCGCCCGCAGCAGACCTATCAGCTTCCGCCGAGCGTGGCTGCCGTCGTGCCTCCGGTCGCGCTGCCTTCCAGCGAAGAACTTCCATCGTTCCTCTCCGCTGCGGCGGGCGACGAGGAGGATGCTCACGATCCGGACTGCGACTGTCCGGACTGCATAGGGCGGTTCTGACCATGAGCTATCGCTACCACACCACGCAGCGCCCCGACCGCTCGGTCCTGCCGCGCGCATGGTCCGACGCTGACCAGCGCCGGGCAACCTACGGGCCGATCCAGCCGATGGACGATGACCGCTCGCCCAGGCGGGCAGGGGTCGCCCTCGCGGGTCTTGCGCTTGTCGCTGCCGTCATCGGCGCGGCGCTGTGGATGGGGGCCGCCTGATGCGCGCGCTCCGCTACATCCTCTCGGAAGGACAGGAAATGAAAATCGAGACCATAGAATCGCTCTGCGCTTACCTCACGGCACAGGGCTACGATTTCACACAAAACAGGAACACCATCTCGGCGGGCGGCAACCTCTACCTCGGCAGCCTGACCGCGCTGCCCGAGGGCGTCACCATCTCGGCGGGCGGCTACCTCTACCTCGGCAGCCTGACCGCGCTGCCCGAGGGCGTCACCATCTCGGCGGGCCGCAACCTCTACCTCGGCAGCCTGACCGATGAAGAACAGCCCTATCAGGAAAAACGCATCCGGCTCCGCACTGTCGATGGCTATGCGATGCGGCTGATCTCGAAGCGAATGATGGGCGAGGCTGAACTGTGGTCGGCTCAATATTTCAAGGGCAACCTTGAGACCGATAAGCGCTGCTTCGTGGCGACCGAAGGCGGCTACTCGGCGCATGGCGAGACGGCTGAACAGGCATTGCGCGACCTGCGGTTCAAGATAGCGCAGGTGGATTTCGATCCCGAAGAACTCGTGGCCACTATCCGCGAGCGCGGGACAGTGACGTTCAACGACTATCGGTTGCTGACCGGTGCCTGCGAGAGTGGCCTGCGCGAAGGGCTGCGCGCTCGGGGCGTCGATCCCGACACCGAGGTCTTGCCGCTCGACCAGGTGCTGGAACTGTGCCGTGACGGATATGGCGGCGAGCGCTTCGCCACGGCGGTGAAATCCATCGGCGATGATGTCCTGCCTGAGGGAGAGGGCTGATGACCCGCGACCAGGGAAAGAAAGCCAATGGCTGATCCCGCCCTCATCACCGCCGCCACCGCCGCCATCGCGGCGATCAGCCCCGCTGCGGCGCGGCGCGCCGATGCATGCTCGTCGCTCAAGCGCGACCTGGACCTGCGCTCCGACGAGATCGTCTTGCTGGCGATGAACCTCGAAGACGAGCACGCGATCACCATCGGCGACACCGAATTGTGGCGCGCCGACACCGTGGAGGACCTCGCGCGGCTGATCGAAGCCAAAACCAAAGGGAACGCGGCATGAGCGTCGACCTTCGTCCGGTGACGCGCGACGAGGGCCGCGCCTTCGTAAGGCAGCATCACCGGCATCATGGCTGGCCAGTAGGGTTTCTCTGGCTTCACGGTATGCATGACGATGACGGGGACTTGGTCGGCATTGCAGTCGTCGGCAGGCCGGTCGCGCGCGCCATCGATGACGGGCTGACGTGCGAAATCACCCGCTGCTGCACAGACACCACGCCGAATGCGCCGTCGAAACTCTATGCCGCGACCGAAAAAGCAGCGAGAGCGAAAGGATACCGGCGTGGCTTGACCTATTTGCTCGCAAGCGAATGGGCACGCTTCGAGCATCGCGTGACCGGCGAGATGATTACAGCACAAAGCGATGCCGATGATGACCGTTTGTCCCGCGCTCCCGAGTGGAAGCGGATCGGCGGTGCGTCTGTCCGGGCATGCCAATGGCGAAAGCTATGGTGGGTAAAGGGCCGCAGCTGGGACACGCCGGGCAGACCGCGCACCGATAAGCATCCAACTGAGGACAAGGTGGCGGTTGGTTGGGGCGCATGGCCCGCCCGGACAGCCCCTGCCAGCGAAGGGGAGGGGTGATGGGGCTCCTCGTCGACAACTTCGCCGGCGGCGGCGGCGCATCGACCGGGATCGAGGCCGCGCTTGGTCGCATGGTCGATATCCGCCACGAGGGCGTGAATGACGGGTATGACATGGGCTGGTCGCTCTACCCCGGACATGGCGGGATGGCCGATCATTGCTTCGCAGGCTGGATGCCTCTCCCCACCCCACCTGCAAAGGAGACCGGCCATGGTTGAATGGCTTTCCATGCTTTCATTCGACCCCTCTCCGGGCGGGGCTTTCGTCGCAACCTACTCGGACGGGAGCGGCGCTCGCATCTTTCTCGCGACCGATGCCGGTGCCGTCCTCGACGGCGAAGACATGGAGCCGTGTGAGAACATACAGGACGGGACTTACGGGCTTTATGCCTGGCTGCCGGACGACTTCATAACATGGGGACAAAGCCATGGTTGAGATAACGCAGGAGTCCATTGACGCCGCGCTGGCGGAGACCGAGCGCCTGTCTCGCGAACTGAACATCACGAATGCGGATCATATCGCGCTTTGGCTGGAGGCCAACCGAGAGGACAGTTCGATTGGTTGGATGGCATGTCGGATTATCGAGGCCGTGGAAGCTGTCGTTGCAGCCGCCGAGCAAGCCGAGCGGGAGGCGTGTGCGAGGGTGGCTGAGAAGTGGATTGAGCCAGTGATGGCGACTGACCACGAGAACGCGACCTACCGTTCAATCGCCACCGCCATCCGCGCACGAGGCTCGCAGGGATGAGTGCGCCGCCTCGCCCGATCCTGCGATGGCATGGCGGCAAGTGGCTGCTCGCGCCGTGGATCATTTCGCAGTTTCCGCCGCACCGCGTCTATGTCGAGCCGTTCGGCGGTGCGTGGTCGGTAGGCTTCCGAAAGCCGCGCGCGGCGGCCGAAGTTTGGAACGATCTCGACGCTGAACTGGTCAATCTCTTGGGACTGTCAGGATTTCCGTGTGCGGCCGGGCGGTTGATCATCAGGCCGCCATGGCTCTGA